GTTAGATTCCCCCTCTTTGATTTGTCCGATTCTATTGTAGCACGAATTCGATTTACTGGAAAGCGAAATGAAAATGCGAAGCTATTTTTGCACATAGCTTTTACAGCAATTAGATTGCAGCGGATGCTGATGTGCCGCAGGGCAGCAGATATGCTGGGCGCAACCTTCAAATTGACCGCAAACGGTGCCAAAGTGCTTTAAAGCGGGACACAAAAGCCCCCGGAGAACGTTTCACGGTTCTCCGGGGGCTGATTTCACGCGTTATAAAGCATAGATACGTCTGTTATTCTCAGATAGAAATCGTGTTGCACAGATTCTTTTGTACGAAAAATCTATCGCATCATCGCCTGTTCCTTTCCGCTTCTGTACAATTGATGCACAATCATCGAACCTCATTTTACGTTCCTGCGCGTTTATTTAATTCTATGTCGCAATCGTCCATCTTCCGAAAAAAATGTTGATTTTCCATCGACACATCAAAACTACATTTTGAATCCTTCATCCTCCGCCCATCGCTCCCATGGACTATTCGCACGCAAAAAAAAGAAAATACCCTGTAAAAACCGCCCGCAGGCAGCCTACAGGGTATTCTCCCATGAGCCCTACGTTATCCGCCAGAATATCATCCTGACAAGACTCCACCTTCAGGCTCCATTTTGATTACTTCCTGGCGTTGTTCTCCGCCCTCAGCCGTGCAAACAGTTCGTCTGCCTCAATGGCCTCCTTGGTGAAGGAGTTGTTCTTCCACCAGTTGATAATGGCCACCACAACGGTGATGAGGGTGCTGACCAGCTGCTGGAGCTGCTCGTTGTCGATGGGCAGCGGGCTCTTGTTGAATGCAGCCAGCAGACTGTTCAGCAGCGCCACGATCAGGCAGATGGTTCTCGCCCAGGTCGCGGCGCTTGCATTGGTGTATTTTTCCATTTTGAGATCCTCCTGTTCAGGCTATGTGGTCTTCCCGCAGCGGCAGTGCCGTCATCCGCTCGTACAGGTTCGTGCCGGTGCCGTTGCCCTTCAGTTCGTGGTACGCCTCGTATACAAGCCCCACGTTGGTCAGCCCTTCCGAGTCAACATACCCTTGCTGGATGTAGTACCGGCAGCTCTGATAGAGTCTGTCGTGGAGCAGAGCCTTCACCGCTTTTTTCAGTGCCTTCTGCTCCTGGATGGTGGCGTAGAACGCCTTTCCCGCCCATCCCAGTGCTGCCGCGATGATCAGGGAGACCACCTCGTTGAAATGGGTCACGATAAAGCTTTCCGTGGGGTTCACGCTCCCTTCACGCTTGTCAGACCCGCTTTTGCAATGATACTCGGGTAATCCTTGTAGACATGGTTCATGTCCACTACGCCGCTTACACCAGCCACATTGCCCTTGGAGCTGTACTGCCACATACCGTGCTTGCGGGTCGGCCGCTTGTTCCGGTAGTCCGCCAGCCATAGGTCAAAGTCGTTCAGCTGCCACATGTTCAGGTTGTAGTCGGCAAAGTTCGAGTAGGTGTACAGGATCGCGTACAGCCCCCACTTTTCAATCTCCCTGAGCTCCATTTTGACAAGTTTCGTCAACTCGGCTGCGGGCAGACCTTTCAGACGGGGGTCCTCCACGTCCATAGCAATGGGCAGCTCAAAGCTCTTTCCTTCCAGGCAGGTCTTGAGCAGGTTCAGCTCCTTCTTTGCCATGCATTCCGTTACCGCAACGGTGTAAGCATATACGCCAACTGGCAGTCCCACAGATTTTGCCCCGGCATAGTTCGCTTCAAAGCACGGATCGACGTAGAGCTGCCCGCTCTTGGTGGAAACTGCACGGATCATCACGCCACCTACTTTTCCGCTGGCCTTGACTTTTTTCCAGTCAATGGTTCCCTGCCAGCGGGAAACGTCGATGACATCAAGCATTTCCCTGCTCCTTCAGTTTCTCGGCCAGCTGGATGCACAGCTTTTCGTACTCCTCTTCGGTCAGGCTGTCATTGGCAAAGAAGATATCCAGCTTCTTCTGCATCCTGTCGGTCTTGCCGCGTTCGATCAGGCGTGCACAGGTGTTGTAGAGTTCCATTTTGAGTCCTTTCTGCTCACGTTCTGCATGAGCCATCTTAATGTAAAAAAAATCGCTCATCGGCATTCCTTTTCAGTATGCCAATAAGCGAAACGATACAAATGGGCTGACCCGACTCTTATTCCTCCGGCGTAACCCCCAGCTCCAGCAGCGTCAGCCTATACTCCTGATCCACCATCAGGGTATCGGTGTCGGTCTGGGCACTTTGCAGGGCGGCCAGTGTTTCGGGCAGGGTGTCCACGGCTTTCTGTTTTGCCGCTGCCTTCTGCTGTGCCTCTTTCTGTGCAGCCAGCTCTTCGGCGGTCGGCGGCTGTGGCACTTCCCCGTATTCGTATACCTCATACTCCGCCCCGCATAGCCGGATGCCCCAGTAAGCTTCCCCGGGCTGTGCGTTTTGGTTGTGCGCGTTCACGGCAGCCTCGATCGCGCTGTAATCTGACAGGGTGCCGTCGGTCTCGGTCGGTATCGTGTACCCGGGGCGGATCGTTGCCTCTTCCATTTTGAAATCTCCTTTCCGGGTGCTCAGTTAATATAATTCTGGTCCATGAACCAGAACTTGACCGTTGTCACCAGCGTGTTCAGCGGCAGCACGATGCAGGGGCGCAGACCGTACGAGTCCTCTCTGTGGCAGCCTGCACTGTGGAAACCTCCGTCCGCATAAAACGTATACATATAGTTGCCGTTATGGGTTCGCTTGGAGCGTGTCCAGTATTCTTTATCTGCTTTTCGCTTGTCGGTGGCAGCAGTTGTGTAGTCGAAATAGTCCAGCTTTGCACCCTCCTGCGCCATCATGCCATCAATGCCCTGCCAGGTATAAACACCCATCTCGACTGCGGAAAGCAAAAAGCACTTTCTCGAAAGGCCGTTTGAGCCGGAGGAAACATTGGCCGAGCTGTAATCCGCCTGCTTCACGTAGGGCAGATGCACGGTCATCAGGCTGTTTGCCACACTGGACTTGATATTTCCGCCCGGGTAGTTGACGCACCAGTTATCCAGTGCCCACCCTTCGTAACCGTAGATGTAGTTACTGCTATCGATCGCTGTTGAGCCTGCAATGTTTATTCGCCAGAGCCATGCGCCGTTGGCCGTGCTGTCGTACAAACCGCCGCCCGGAACGCCCTTGTGGACCAGCGTATACCAGTAGGTATTCTTGCCGCTTGGGTCGCTGATGCCAAATTCAGTCCCCAGTGCAAAGGAGCTGATGGGATTGCCGCCGTCATAGAACTTCTTGGCTACGCCGTCCACGCCGATATAACCCTTGTGTACCTGCCTTGCGGTACCGCCCACGCCGGTGTAGATCTTGGAGACCGATTTGGCACTTCCGCCGATTCCGGTATAAATTGCCATGTTCTCGCCTCCTTAAGCGTACACCAGCAGGATAGAGCCGGTTGCAAGGCTGCTTCCCGCACCGGGGTCACTGGTTTGGGATGTAATGGTGTTGGTGTTCAGTTTGTTCCAACTGCCCCAAGAAGTAGATGCACCGTTTCTAACGTAGATTCCGCTATTTGTGAATGCAATTTCATGAGCATTGCCGCCAGATTGGTCACCCCATCCGCGAAGCCCAAGCAGATACGCATAGCCTCCGCCAATGTTTAAGCCGATTGCCTGGCTTTGCTTAAGCCCTCTGAATGCGATTCCTCCGTGGGGCGAATTCGGGAAATTATTATAGTTGTCCGGCGTTGTTGCAGTAGATCGATTATCCCCCTCATCTGCGAGATAATAATGTCCATGCCCGCTCGGTGGATAACTGCTCGGCTTTCCCGCTACATTGCCCCAGTTCGTAGGGTACACACTCGGCTTCCCGCTCACGCTGTCCCACGTAGAGGGAAACGTCTCCGGTTTATCCGTCACGGAATTCCAGTCCGTCTTGATGCTCTTGAACTTGTCGCCCACAGCCTTTGCATCTGCGGGTGCGCCGTCAATGGTCAGGGTCTTGTCGGTGTTCACCACCTTCTTGGCCGCTTCCACCAGTTGGCGGGCTTCGTCCTCGCTGGCCTTGGCGTTTCCTTCGCTGGTCTTCGCATTTTTCTCACTTGCCGCCGCCTTCCCTGCGCTTGCTTCAGCCTCCTTGGCCTTGGCAGTGCAGGTGGCTACGCTGGTTCCCATGCTGTCAGCGCTGGCTTTCGCGTTGACTTCACTGGTCTTGGCGTTGGCAGCACTGGTGGCAGCTTCCGTTTCGCTGCTCTTGGCGTTGGTCTCGCTGGTCTTCGCGTTGGTCTCCGAGGTCTTCGCCGCATTCTCGCTGGCTTTCGCATTCGTCTCGGATGCCTTTGCGTTGCCCGCACTGGCCTTGGCTGCATCCTCACTGGCTTTGGCGTTGGTTTCGCTGGTCTTTGCCGCACTGGCCGAACCTGCCGCCGCAGAAGCCGAACTTGCCGCAGCGTTCTGGCTTGCCCTGGCCGCATTCTCGCTGGCCTTCGCGTTGGTCTCGCTCACCTTGGCAGCATCCTGGCTTGCCTTTGCCGCATCCCGTGCCGCCTCGGCCTGACGGAGCAGCTCTTTGATGTTGGTGATGCTCTGATTCACAAAGTCCCGGGTCCACTCCATTGAGCTGGCGATGTATTCACGGACTTCCCGGCCGTAGATCGCCTTCCGGATGCCCGTAATGATCGCATCAAAATCCATTGATATTCTAAACCTCCTCCATTTTGAGCCCTTACGAACTGCTCAGGTTGCCCAGCAGCTGGTTCAGGAAACTGATGATCGCCTGTGCGATCGTCCATACGCTGTCCATGGCCTGCTTCTGCACCTGCTGTTTGGTCAGCTTCTCGGGGGTCAGACCAAAGGTGAACTGCTTCTCGTTGGGCGCGTCCAGCGGCAGCTTCAGCTTGGTGCACACCAGCCACTTGTCGATCTCGTGGGGGCTGGAGATGATGTGGGTCTTGATCAGAAATCCCAGTCGGTCGTTGCTTTCCCCGCTGTCCACCCGGTCGTAAGCGGTCAGGGTCATCACAGGCTCGATGTTCTGCTTGTACCCCTTCAGCTCGGTATGTGCTTCTTTGCGCAGGTTGTCGTTGTTCGTGTTACCGTCGATCTGGATGCACTTCTCGATGATGCCGTACTTTGCTTCTGCCGCCTCGTCCCGCACCGTTTCCGAGATCGCGCTCACGGTGGTCGTTTTGAAGATCCACCATCCGCTGGTGGTCGTCTGGGTGCCGTATGCAGTCACACGGGTCACCACGTCGCTGGACATCTGCTCCACATAGCTGAAATCCAGCAGGTTCACGCCATATTCAATGGTCTGTGTCGTGGTGGCATCTGTGTCCACAAGGTAATCGATGTACACCCGCCATACCGCAGTGCCGTTGTCTGCCCGCACGATCCGTGTCCGCAGGTATCCGTCATACTCTTCCAGCAAAAAGGTGTTCAGCAGGCTCCACTGGCTCTCGAACAGGGTTCCCTTGCTGGAGGTGTCGATGGTGCGCCCGGGCTGGATGTTCACCTTTCCGATGCCAAAGGTTCCATAAGGTCCCTGATAGTAGTCCTTCAGGGCCTGCGTTGCAAGGTAGAAGATGCTGTTGGAGGGCACGCTCGACCACTGCTCCAGCTGATTGTCAGTGGTCAGATAGTAGGTTCCGCCGTTCACCTTCGGCACAAATCGCTGGAGATATCCCAGCACGCCCTCGGCATACAGCTTGTAACTCAGGTCAAACAGCTTTTCCGTCTCGGTCACATAACCCAGCCAGATCGGTTTGCCGTCCTCTTCCACCACCAGCCACGTTTTCTCGTACTTCAGGGTGGTGTACACAGGGTTCTTGTAACTGCCGAATGCCGTGTTGATCTGGTATGGAATGGTCGCCTCAAAGCTGCCGAACTCGTTTTTGGCCAGGTTCAGCACCGGGTCTTCGAGGAATCGGTTGGAGACGCTTCCCTCTATCGTGTCGCCCTGGGAATCAAAGATGCACTCCCGGGTGTCCCACTGGAAGCCCAGAGCGCTCGTGCCGTTAAAGGTCTCCGTTTTCTTTGAGATGGTTCCCGCATAAACTCGATATCCGATGGTTTTCCCTCCTCTCTGCATCCATTTTGAAATTAACTCACAAACTTTCCCGTACTGTTATTTTCCTCTGTCACAAAACGTCATCTTCCTGCCAAGGGCTCCCCTACTAGGGGAGCTGGCGAGCGGAGCGAGACTGAAAGGTTTAATCCGTTCTCCCAGCGCAGCTGACTGAGAGATTCATCTGTCATAAGTACGCTGGCTGGTAATACAGGTTGAGCGTTCCCGCACCGGTCGTGGTGCTCGCCCGCACTTCGTACACGTCATATCGCAGATCGTTGTCGATCAGGCCGATGTCCACCTTTCCCATGCCCTCGTCCATCATTGGGCAGTACGAGGCCTCCTCTGCCGGAAGTCCCAGCTCTTTTGCCTTTTCGTAGGGGTAGGTCTGGCTCTTTGCCAGTGTAACCCCCACATAACCGCCACCGGTCCATTTTGCTTGCAGCAGGCTCGGTTTTTCGCTGGGCGGCATCCGGAAGGTCTTGCTCTGGAGTGCCTTGATGGGGATGTCCTTGCAGTAGGGCACGGCCAGATCGGTCTCAAACCCAAAGGTATCCCACACCCAGTCCTCCTGAATGTTGTCGTACAGGAACTTGAACGGGTAAAGGCTGTAGGCAAAGGTCACGACGCTGTGTCCGTTCTTCTGCTTGATGCCCCCGTTCACCCAGACGCGCCCCAGATAAAAGAACGCCGGGTCATCCTCCAGCCGCACTCTGGTCTGTGCCGGGATCGAGTTGCTCTTTGCCAGCGCTCTGGAAAGATACTCCAGCGCTCCGGTTCCTACAGGGGTCGAAAGGTTCTGCCCCCGCCACTCGTCCGTGTCCAGATAAAACTCCCAGCTCCCCTCCCGGGCCTTGAACACCGGGTAACCCGTCAGGCTCTTGGAGAGGTAGGTGGTTCCGTCTCGTCCGGGTACGTCCACAGAGAGGATCTTCTCCACCGGGGGAGCCACCACAGGCCGGGAGACCGGGATCATCTTCCAGTCATCCCAGGTGTTCTTGTCACCAATGGTGATGGAATGGTACATGGCTCCTCCTTAACTCAGCATGTCGGCAGGCGGCTGGAAATCATAGGAGATGGTCAGCGTCACCCGTCCGTCGTTGCCGTTCTTGACGTTGCTGATCCAGCAGCGCCCTTTGTAGCTTCTCGTCTGCGCGGTGGAGAGCACGGTTCCGCCCAGCTCCATCCGCACCTCGCATTCTCTTCCCTGAATGATCCGCATCAGCCGGAAATAGGTGCTTGTCCAGTCACCTTCCCGGCTCGACCAGTCAGGGTAAAGCCGAATGCTCTGTTCCGTCTTGTCGGGGATGCCGCATCGCTCCCGCACATCGTCCATGGCGTGCCGTCCGTAGTCATCCCAGCTGGAATGAGGTACGCCGTCCGCCACATAATAAAAGTCCCAGCTTCCGGTCGAGTTCTGGAACACCCTCTTTCCCAGCGGAGCCTTTTCAGGCGTGCCGTGGTAGGAAGGAAAGTCCATCGTCTCGTACTTTTCCTCAAAGGCATTGACATGCAGGGGGTTCAGGGGGACCAGATTGAAGTCTCTCGTGCTGTATTCCCGGGAAGCCCCTGCATTGTCATATACCTTAAAAATAAGCCCCGCAAATGTGGGGATCTTTGAGGAAAGCGCCGGGTCAGTTGCGCTCCGTCCCATCATCGGTTGTTCCTCCGGTTGATCTTCCCCAGCCCCTCGTCCACGTCGTTGATGATCTCGCCCACCAGTTTCCGGCCGTTCATCTGGACCTTCATGTTGGCCACGGCCCGGGCAATGCTGTCGATGTGCTCGCCCAGTGCCTCCACGCTCTCCACGATGTCGGCGTTGGGGTTTGCCTTCTGGTCAGTCCTGTTGGCCTCTTCCTGCTGAGCCTTGGTCGCCTCGGCTCTGCGCACCACGTTGGCGGCAAGGCCTGCGGTGCGCTCTGCATTCAGGGCTACCGTGCCGTTCTGGAACAGGGTGTCATTCAGCCAGTCCACTCCATTTTGAACGTCGCTCATGTCCACTACAGGCTGGATGCTGGGTTCATACTCGAAGTCGTCGCTGGCAATGTCGCCCACCCGCTGGGCCAGATTCATCATGGTGGAAAGGGCCGTATCACTCACGTCCTGTACGCCCTGCACCACGGAGTCGGTCTCGTTGGTGATGCCCTGCGCTAAACCCAGGCTCAGGTATTCGCCAATGCCCGCCATCACGCGGCTGGGGGAATGGATGCCAAAGAAGTCGCAGAATCCGTCCACCACAGCACTGCCGAAGTCGCAGATGCCGTTCCACACTGCACCCGCCGCGCCGGTAATGCCCTGCCACAGGCCGGAGATCAGGTTTCCGCCCACGTCCACCAGACCCTTGAAGCCGTTGCTGATCCAGTCCCACAGGTGCGAGAAGGCATTTCCCAGCCAGTCAAAGAACCCGCTGAAGAAATCACCGATCTTGTCCCAGTTGGCGATCAGCAGTCCGCCGCCCACAACGGCCGCGCCAATGAGCCAGCCTTCGGGGCCAATGGAGCCCAGCACACTCACCAGAGTGCTGCCCAGTTCTCCCAGACCGCCCAGTAAGCCGCCGGAGCCGGTGATCATCTCGCCAATGCTGCCAAGGCCGTCCAGTGCTTCTCCCAGCAGTCCCGTTCCGCCCGTGGCAGAGCCCAGCAGACCGCCCATGTTGCCCAGGATGCTGCCAAGGTTCTTGGTCGCGCCGGTCACCTTGACCACCTGTCCCAGCACCTTCACGGTACCGCCGCCCTGTGCCAGCTTGTTGAAGGTCAGCATGGTCTTTCCCAGATTCATCATCGTCTGTCCGAACTCGCTGCCCATAAAGTCCAGCACGGTGGTAATGCCGCCGGTCACTGCCCCGCCCCAGTCACCGCTCACAAGGGCGGTAATGGTGCCCACAAGGTCGGTGATCACGTTGGTCACGCCGTCCTTGGTGGCCACGCCAAAGGCTCTGCTGAGCTTCGAGGCCATTTCCGGAGCGCTCTTCTGCACCTGTGCCCAGACGCTGTTGAAGCCCTCCTGAATGGGCCGCCAGTTCTTCGAGATGGAGTAGCCCAGCTGCATCATCATCCGCTTGCCGGAGTCGTCCAACTCAAAGGCATCCGCCAGATTTTCCGCAAAGCCCACAAAGCTGTACTGTTCGCTTTGCAGGTCGGCCAGTGCGTCCAGTGCGGTCTCGCTGTTCTTACCGAACCTCTTCACAGCCTCGTCGTACTTCAGCTGCTTGTTCGTTACCTTCTTCAGGCTGTAGCTCATGCTGTCCAGTGCACTGCCCACGCCGATGATGGCGGTCATGGTGCCCTGGGTGGCTGCTTTCCGTGCCTGGACGCTGTCGGCTCCGTACTGTTCGACGGCAGCTTTGTAAGCGTCCTCCCGGCCCGCAAGGTCGCCGTCGCCGTAGAGCTTGGCCAGCATGTTCTGCCGGTTGGTCACCAGCTTCTCCTGCTTTTCCAGGTAGGAGACCTTGCTGTCGTAGGCATCCAGCTGGGCCTGATTCAGCTCGTTAATGAGCTTCTGCTGTTCGGTCTGCGCTTCCAGATACTGCTGGTAGGCCGTCTGGGTCTTCTGGCTTGCCTCACCGAACTCGTTTTTGATGGCGATGTAGTCCTTCTCGGTGGCCAGCAGGATCTCCGCCTGGTTCTTGATCTTCCGGTTGATGTAGTCGATCTTCTTGTTGGACTTCTCGGTCACCTCGGCGCTGTCCTCGTACAGGGCGCTCCACAGCTCGTATTCGTCCTCCGCGGTCTTGGCATCGGTCTCGTACCGCTCCTGAATGACCTTCAGGATGCTGTCCTGCTTGCTTCTCTGAAGCTCCGCAAGGGTCTTCTGTTCGCTCAGCAGGGTGCCGTATGCGTCCTTGGTCTTGCTGTTGTTTGCGCCCACCCTGGCCAGCAGGGTGTCGTACTGCTCTTTGGCAATGGCCACCCGGTCGGTCTGGAGCTCGATCTCCTTTGTCAGGCTCTCGGTCTTTTTGGTGATAAGCTCTTCCACCGTGGCCGTGTCGCCGCCCGTCACTTCCCACAGCGCGTATTCGCCGGTGGCGTTGGACATCTCGGTCTTGTTGGCCTTCAACTGGTCGGAGAATGCACTTGCCAGAGTATCCGCCAGTGACTTGCCGGTCTTGGAGGCTTTAGACTTGGTGGTGCCGCTGCCCGCTCCGTCCAGTGCATCATCCACGGCGTTCTGGTAGTAGTCGGTCAGCACGCCAAAGGGGTTCAGCTTGCCCCATGTGCTGTCCACAGCATTCTTGATCTCCTCCACAGTGGAGGGGGTCTTGCTGCCGGGCTTCTTGATGCCGCTGTTGGAGGGGATCAGCACATTATCCTGCGCCGCCTGCTTTGCTGCATTCTGTGCGCCCTTCAGTCCATTTTGATAAATGGGGTTGCCCAGATGAAGCGAATCCATCTTCATGGCGTTGTACAGCCCAACCATGCTGTTCTGTACGGCAATGGTCGCCTCATCCAGAGCGGTGGTCATACCGTCTTTTACCGCAAGGGCCGCATTGTAAGAACTGTTCCGCAGTTCATCCTGTTTCGTCTTGTCGCCAATGCCCAGGATCGCGCCCTCAAGGATGTTCTCCGCATCGCTGGCCGCAACGTCACTGGGCGAATGAATGCCCCAGAAGGTGGTAAAGACGTTCCGGATGGCGGTGGCAGCGCTGTGCATGGCCGCTTTTGCCTGCGCCAGAATACTCTGGTTTTGCAGGCCTTCCACAACGCCCAGCATGACATATTCGCCGTTCTCGGCCATCACCTTGGAAGGCGAAGCAATACCAAAGAACGATTTGAACGCTTCAACGATCTTTCCGCCCAGCGATTTGATGCCGTTGATCGCCATGCCAACCGGCCGGTCATCCTCAAAGATCTCGCCGAACCAGTCAAAGATGCCCAGCGCCGCATCCTTCATGGCATTTCCGATGCCGCTGAACAGTTCGCTCCATGTTTCCGGAACACCAAGGAAACTCAAACCGTCTTTCGCCAGCTGCCAGCACTCCGGGATCACGGCACGGACAAGTGCGTCAAATGCCTCAACAATCGGCCCGGCACTGCTCTTGATCACCTCGCAGAGCATCGTCACCACGGTGGTCAGTGCTTCCTGAATATCCGGTGCAGCGTTGATGATGGCTTGACAGATCGGTCCTGCAAACATGGAAAGCACACCCATCGCCGCAGTCGCCAGCGCGATCACGCCAAGCGACTTTGCGAAGTTCCAGAATGCTTTTGCCAACAGTTCCAATCCAACCGCCAGCTGAGGCATTGCTGTCAGAAGAGCACCACCCAGCATGGTGATGAGCATTCCGTCCAGAAATACCTGTAACGCCTGCCCGACAGTTTCCGGGTCAGCATCGCCCAGCAGTTTAATGGCAGGGGCCAGGATCAGCAGCGCCGCGCTCATCTTGAGCATGGCGGAGCCCAGACCATCCAGTGCGGAAGCAACGCCGAATTTTGTGAATACGACTAACCCGCCAACCAGACTTCCCAGTCCGAGCAATGCGGAAATCCCGCCACGTAAAAGCTCACCAATGTCCAATGCCGCAAATTTCTCCACCGCCGCAGCCAGCACATACAGTGCACTTGCCGTCAGCAGGATTCCTGCGCCGGAACTCACGCCACCGGTGGACATGCTGGATGCGATCGTCAGCGCCGTCAATCCAGCCGCAACCTTGATCAACCCATCGATGGCCGCATCTCCCATCGCGGCAAACAGCCCCACGGCTCCTGCCAGTACGATGAGCGAAGACGACATCACGAAAATGGCCGCACCAGAGCCGAATTTCGTCTTGGCTGAGAAAGCCGACATGGTGGTCATCAGGAGCATCAGGGTCTTGATGCTGGTCATGGCTGCATCCAGCCGGACAAGCTGAATGTTCGCCAGACTGCTCACCGCCTGTGCTGCGATCCAGATGCCGCCAGCCATGGCTGCGATCGCGGCTCCATTTTGAAATCCGGTCGGGCCGATCACCTTGTTCACCGCAGCCAGAGCCGTGGCCATGGTGGTCAGCAGTCCGCCCAGCGAAACCACTGCCATACCGGCTTTTACCAGGCTGGTGAACTTGATCTCACTCAGGGGCTTCAGAGCGGTGGAAAGCACCTTGATGGCACCGCTCAGCGCCACCAGCTCTACTGCCGTTGAAAGGATCACTTTGTGGTTCATGGCCTTCTCGCCCACCACCAGCGCCAGAGAGAGCTGACGCATCGCCAGCATCATGGCAACGATGGACGCGGTCACAACGACCAGCGCTGAGACATTTGCTGCAATGTGACCTTTCTGCATGACCTCCATGATCCGGGAAAGCCCCTTGGTAATGGAGCCGATGGCAATGCCCAGTCCGATCAGCGCCGCAGCAGTGCCCCACAGGGTCGCCGCGTTCAGGGCGCTGGCTTTCAGGCTGTCAAATGCTTTCGTGAACCGCTTGGTGGTCGGCTCCAACAGCTTTGCCGAGATCGTCAGCAGGGTCACGAAACCAAAGACCGTACTGGCGATCTCCGTGAACTGGTCGGGATCGATCCGGCTCATCACGTACATGGCCCCGGCCAGGATCAGGATCGCGGTGGCCATGCCGGTCAGGGTCTTGGTGCTCTCGTTTTTCTGCCAGGTCTTGATGGCACGGGTCAGCTGCTTAAAGGTGCCGGAGATGGAGTTGAGCATTCCGGTCAGCGGGGTCTCCAGCATTTCTTTCAGGCTCTTGGTGGCTTTTGCCATCTGCCCGATGCTGAACGCCAGCAATCCCACGTCGATCAGGCTCATAAAACGGTAAACGTCCGTCCCGCTGATGGCATCAAAGCCCTCTTTCACCGCGGTAAAGAACTGTTTCACCGGGGCAAAGGCATCTCCCACCGAGCCGTTGATCTTGTTCATGCTGCGCTGGAAGGTGGAAGCAAACTCGCTTATGGATTTGCTCAGGTTCTTCGGCATGTCGATGAGGTTCTGCTGGAAGTCCTCCAGATTCGGCTTTGTCAGCCCCAGCACCTGCACCGCGTTCTCACCAAGGCCGCCCAGTTTGGAGAGCAGGGTCGAAATCGCCATGCCCAGCGCACCCAGGATGCCAATGCCTCCGCTTGCTGCGGTCCGGATCACGGAGCTCAATCCGTCAAACGCCCGCCTGCCCACGGAGTACAAGGTGCCCAGTAAGCCGGTGCTCTTCTCTCCCTTTTCCAGGAAGGTGTCGATGTACTGTGCGATCTTCGTGTTTTTCAGCATGCTGCCCAGTGCATCCACGGGGCTCAGGAGCTTGGTCAGTGCCGTCCTGATGCCGCCCAGCTTCTCCCGCAGGGTGCCGCTTCCGGTGGCAACTTCGTAGATCGTCTCAAGGAAATCCCCCAGCCCGGCTCCCACGCTCAGCATCACCTGTGCCACAGGCTTCGCAGCGTTCGCCAGCAGCGAAAATGCTTCCTTGGCCACAGCGCCGATCTTGCTCAGGATCGTGGTAACGCCCTTCAGCACCGTGAACAGGCCCTTGAAGGTCTTCTTGATCTTCTCTGCGGTCTGGTCGGTGATGATGAGCTTCTGGGTCATCAGGTCGAGCCGTTCGGCAAAGCTGTAAATGCGCTCCCCGTCTGCGGGCGGAAAGATCTCGCTGAACGCCTCCTTCACAGGGGCCACAACTTTGCCAATGGCATCCATGATATTCCAGAAGCTCTGCACCAGATGCTCTCTGCCGGAAAGCTCGCTGATCTTCTGAGCGTACTCGTCCAGGTCCAGGGTTCCATTTTGAATCTCAGCGTTCAGCTTCGCAAAGGCTTCTGCATCCCGCTGGATGGTCTCCCGGTCATAGCCCTTTGCGGCCATCTCCTTGTCGCTCAGGGTCAGCAGCTTTTCGGCGCTTGCCTGTGCCTCGTCAAGGCTTGCTTTCAGCAGCTGGGCACTCACGCCGTTCTGCTGCAATGCCTTGGTAAAACTGCCCGTTTCGGTGATCTGGTCTTCGGTCACAGCGCCGCTTGCAAGGGCCACCTGCTGGAGGGTGTAGCTGTAGGCATCCGCCTGATCCCCCAGTCTGCCTTGAAGCTGTGCCCATCCGCTGTTCAGTCCGGCTTTCAGCCGTTCGTTCAGCGCATCGATGGACGGCACGAAAATGTCGTACAGCCGCTCCGAAAGCTCCGTCCAGGTTTCGGTGGCCTCTTCCTTGTTGCCAAAGAAGGTCTCGAATACGGCCATCCATTTTGAGCTGACCGCATCCTTGGTGGAATCAATTGCCTGCCCAAAACTGGTTGCCTGCTGGGCCGCCAGCGCCGCACGCTCTGCCAGCTCGCCGTATTGACCGCTCAGCTTCTCAAGGGCCTCGGAGCTGGTCATGCCCTTGTTCTTCTGGGTCATCTCGTAGGCCGCTTCCATCATGGAGGCGTACTTCTCAAAGGTCTTTTCCATGACCTTCGTGTTGGCCCACTTTTTGGAAAGGGAACTCTCAAAGGTGCCAATGGTCACCTCGCCCTTTTTCAGGGTGCCCAGCTCCACCGCTGTGTCAATGAGCTCCTGCTTCAGGGCCTTGGTGGCCGTACCCATCAGGTTCAGGCTCTTCCAGTCCTGAAGCTGCAAATGTCCGGCGCTGTAGCTCTGGGTCAGGTTCCGGATGGTGCTCTGGAACGCAAAGCCCGTTTTGCCCGCGTCTGCGGTGGCGTTGGCAATGCCCATGATCATGGGGATCATCTTGTCGATGTTGCCGCCCGCAGCCGTCATCTGGGAAAGAGCGCTGGTCATCTCACTGAAGCTGTAGCTGGTCTCGTCGGAGTACCACATCAGCTTGTTCAGGTAACCGTTGACCTGGTCAATGCTCTTGCCCGTGGCGTTCATGATGGTCTGAACGTTGGAGGTCTTTTCGGTGTACTTGTCCCAGCCGCTGGCCACCTGATCGATGGACAGGCTCTTGACCAGCTTCTCACCCGCGTCCACAAATTTGTTGGTGATGTTCACCAGTGCCGTGGTGGCCACGATGTTCAGGCTCGAGAACTTGGATTCCAGCCGGTCAAGGCTCGTCTGCATGGTGGCAAAGTCCACGTTCTCCGCGGCTGCGCCCAGCTTCTCAAAGCCCTTTTCCGCTCCCTTGAACTGGAGCTTCTCCATCAGCCGGTCAATGGTCGAGATGGTCTGTTTGGTATTTTTCTCAAAATTTGCGTTGTCAAACCGCATTTCAACAACGCGGCTGTCTACTTCCTGGCTCATTCTGTCCTCACCTCGCCCCATGCCCGTGCTGCGATCCGCTCAAAAATCGGCCGCATCGCAGGGTTGATATAATCCACGCCCTCTACGTATCCTCCGTTCCGTGTGCCGTGTCCGTATTGCAGGATCACCGCAATGGGCACGCCGTCCACGATGTTGGAGTTTCTCCATGTAATGGTGATGGTCTCTTTTCCCTTGGTCACCGTGTAGCTCCAGCTTGCCGCCGTCTTTCCCGTGTCCTTCGGGGTCGCCTTCGCAAGGGCCTCCACGCCCTCCTGTCCGTACCGGTCCAGCAGCTCATCCAGGCTCAGGTTCGAGCATCGCTTCAAAAATTTCCGGCTCTTCTTCCAGTCGCCCTTCTGGCGAAATACGATCACCTTCGGCATCTTACCCTCTCGTCTTCAGCCGGGCCTTTCTCTGCTCGTTCAGCATCCGCTGCTGGGCCATCCGGTCGCCCTTGCTCATCTTCTTCGCCGGTGCCTGGCTCTCCTGGCATACCCGGATCAGGGTCAATAATCGGTTCAAATGCCACTTCTCGCACTCTTTCGGAATGCCAAAGCTGAACATCTGGCAGTACAGCACCTCAGCCGTGGTCTCGGTCCCGCTTTTCCGGGGCGGTCGCTTTGGCCGGGGCTTTCCTGCGGTCTTTCGTTCGTTGGGTCTCGGCTCCCCGCTGAACCAGGTTGCGGTCATGGGGGCTTCCATATATTCGTTAATGGAACGGTACTGTTCCCGGGTCAGTCTGGCGTACACTTCGGGGTCTACCCCCTTGGTCACCGTCATGCAGCGGATGTAGTCCAACCATTGCTCCACGGTCAGCTTGTCCAGATTGCTCAGGAACGGGATGTTCCAGTTGCTTTCCCAATGAGCCAGGGAGAGCAGTGAATGTTCCAGCTTCAGGACCACGGCAGGCGTGTAAACAAATTCCTCTGTCTTTTCGTTCCACCGCTGTTGTCCCGGTATCGTAAGCGTCATCATTTGCTTTCTCTCCCTGGTATGTGTTCATTGAGGTGCCCTTCTCAGAGCACGCTCCATTTTGAATGTTCTTCTAAGCAGAGCTCGCCTCTTTGGGGGAGCTCCGCGACGCGCCGCCCTTTGGCGGACGGAGCGGTAAGAGGGGCATGTTACTGCTCCTCAGTGCCCTTCACGGGGGCTTCCAGCACCTTCAGGCCGGGCTGTGCGTTCACAGGGGCGGCCTTCTTGGTCTCCTCCTTCATGTCCTCCGGCAGGATGCCCTCAAAGAATGCGGCCGCTGCCTCGCCGTTGGAGGCCAGCTTGTAGTACAGGTCGCTGTAGGCCTGGGTGGACATAAAGTCCGCCAGCACCGCATCGTTCTTGATGAACTTCCGGCCATCCGGGCTCAGCACACCGTAGCTCTTGCAGATGATCTGCTTGAACAGCTTGGCAAGCTCCAGCTGGCTCTGGGCGGCAGTGATGCGGTTGATCATCTGCACAAGGCCGCCCTCGGTGGTCAGCTCCATCTCCATGATCTCGGCACGGGTCAGATTGAAGTAATAATCTTCCGTCCGTTCGGTACCGCCAAAGTCCACGGTGGTCATCGTCTTTTTCAGCATTTTTCTTCTCCTTTATTGTGTTCATTGATTCTTGGCTCCCCTATTAGGGGAGCTCCGCAAGGCGCTCGCCAAAGGCGAGACCGAAGCGGTGAGAGGTTTACGCCGCCTGAGCCTCGCTGTCGGTGATCAGCTTGATCAGCTCGTCGGGGGAAGGCAGGGTCGCCTCGGCGTTCTCGGTACCCCAGAGCTTGTCCTGAATGGCCTTCACGGTGGCAGGCTTCAGCTTGGAGCAGTCGATCTCCATGTGGCTGGTGGGGCGGTGGCCGGTCACGCTCACGGGGGAGGTGGTGCACTCCCAGCTGAAGGTGATGGCATCAGGGTTGTCGTTGATGGTGGCGTAGCTCTTCTCGCTGGGGGAAGCGGTGCTGTTCCACGCAATGTGGATCTTCTGGCCCACCTCGTCGTCAACGTCGTTGCCCACGGTGGTCACCCAGCTGAAACCAAAGCCCTGGCGCTTCTGCTGGCCGATGGAAACACCCGTTGCAACCTGTGCGGAACCGTCGCAGGGCTCCCACTCGGTGGGGTAGGTGTAGGCTTCGATGGTGTAGCCGTACTCCTCGGCAGAGCGCAGAGAAGCATACTTGATGTCGTCGGCGTAGAGTTTGGTCTCCTCAGCGCCGGAGGGGCTCTCGGTCACGGCGGTCAGGCCATTCCAGGCCACGCCCTTGTCGTAAGCGCCGGTGTTGTTCATGGGATACAGGACACCCATCTTGGTGCCCATCTCGTAAAACTTTTCGCCGACAGCGTCCCAAATCAGTCTGGACATATAGTTCCTCCTTAGATGTAGATCGTAAAAACGGTGTGGTATAATCCGTCCGAAACAAAAGAGCGGTCGTAGGTGCATTTTGGCAACACACTTACGGCCGCTTTGATCTTGCTGTCAGGGTCTTTGTCCATCACAGTCACCGTGTAGAACGGATGCTGGATGTAGACCCTGTTGTTTGCATGGTTGTTCCGGATCTTGGTTTCGCTGTACACGATGCAGGGATACTGGAGCTGGAATCCCGCTTTCGGCTGAAAATAGAGGTGGATCGACTTTCCGTTCTCCTTCAGCACTTCGCGCAGGAGCGTGTCAACCTTCAGCCGTGCTTCCATTCCAGAGCCCTCCCAAAGTCAGGATCAGGCGCGGGTATTGCACCTTCACGCTGGTCACCTGCCATTTCTGTCCCATGAACACCGCATACCGGAGATCGTAGAGATGGGCGTTTGCAAACGGGTCCGCCAGAACGCTCAACTGGTTTCCAACCGTGATGTCGGGGTTCACCTTGTCCCCCATCTGCATCTGCCGTCCAAACTCCAGCACGTCCCCGTAATAGGTGCGTTCCGTCATCTTCTCGGTAAAAACGCTGGGGGCGGTCTCCTCCACCTCATCTGCAAATCCCAGCTTCCCGCAGTATCTCATCTCTTCTCACTCCATTTTGATTTGTTGTGGCTAACCTTGAAACCTGAAAAGATCAGGCCTCGTCCGCAGCCATGGTGCAGGGGGTGGGGGTGGTGCCGTCGGTCACAACCACACCGGCAGCCATCAGGGCCACAGGCAGGTAGGTCTTGTCGGCAGCCATCACGATCAGACGGCCCAGCTTAAAGGCCTCCTCCACGTCAGCCTTCTTGGCCTGAACCTTGTGGGCCTCGTCCTCGTACAGCTTCTTGTCGGTATGCAGGTAGGCAATGTAGTTTGCCACGTGCAGGTCATAACCGGTCTCGTAGATGGTGTTCAGCATATTCATATCCTTTCTCTTTAAGCAGCCCACTCAACAGCCATGGCGCTGAACGGGGTGGTCAGAGCGCCGGAGCAGCGGGTCTCGATCAGGTACTTCTGGGCGTTGAAGTCGATGTCGAAGTCGTCGAACATGGAAACAGCGCCGCCCTTGTCTGCGCCCACGGTGTAGTCGGCCAGGTTCACGATCAGGCAGACCAGGTCACCGCCCTTGGCACCCTTGCGGCCCTCCATCTCGGGGATGGTCACAATGTTCTTCACACGCAGCTTGCGGGCCAGAGCAGCCTCGTCAGCATACAGCGGGTGGCCGATGCCGTCCTCCAGCAGGAGCATCTCGGTCAGAGCGTCCTCGGTGGTGAACAGGGTGGGGGTGCCAGAGCCGCGGTACTCCTTGCGGCTGCGCAGGATCTGCTTGATCAGGGCCTTGTACTTGTCCTCCACGGTGGTCAGGCCGGTGGTCTTGCACTGGACCTTGATGGTAAACAGGTCGCTGTCGTTGAACACAGGGCGGATGCAGTTCTCATCGATCTTGTCCTCAGAAGCAGCCAGACGGCCGTCGCCCAGCAGGTAAGCCAGAGCCAGCTCACGGTTCAGCTTCAGGCGCATCTCCTGCTTCAGCCATGCCACAACGTCAAAGCTGGTAATGTCGATCACGTCGTCGCGGTCCAGCTTCTGCTTCTTGTACACGGTGGTGGGGCTGGTGGAGCGGCGCAGCAGGCCAAAGACCTCTTCCTTCTTGAAGTTGCCCTTGAAGTAACCCTTGGCGCGGGCATCCTCCTCGGTCAGGTCAGCAAACATGCTCTTGAACCGGCTGAAGGGAATGTGGTGCACAGCGCCCATGACCACACTCACCCAGTCGTCGGGCTTGTCGATGATGCGGGGCGTGGTGTCCAGCAGGTGATCCTCAGGGAACAGCCAGTCGATGTTGTCGATGCTGTGGGCCAGCTCGTCACTGTCCATGCCGGCATCCTCAAAGGCAGCCTTCATGGTGCCGTGGCTCTTTGCGGTCTTGACCACGTTGTTGATCTCTTCGATGCTGTGCTTCAGCACAGTTGCGTTGGTATCCTTGTCGAAAACATTCTGCTTCACGGTATCGTCCTCCTCACCGTCATCGTTGTCGCCGCCTTCCTGCTCTTCCAGGGCCAGGCCCACCAGAGCGTGGCAGCACTCTTTCTGCTCATCGGTCATGCTGTTGTAGACCTGTTCGAGCGTCTTGCCTTCGTTCTTTTCATCCGCCATTTTGGCTTCCTCCTGTGTTGCTTCATCGTTGGTCACGGCATCGCCGCTGTCCGCACTGTGTGTAAGGTCTTCCAGCGGGTTGCCCTCGGGGTCCATGCCGTGGGTCAGGCTCAGGCCGTCCTCGTTATAGATAAAGGCCTCGCCGCCCTCGTAGTCCTCATCGGCGCTGTGCTTCACCACCTCGTCGATCAGGGCACCCGGGTTGCATCCGGCCAGCACCAGGCTCACTTCCCGGATAAAGCCGTGCTTCACGGTGCTGCCCACCTTCTTCAGGCCATTGGCAAAGATGGAAAAGGCGCTCAGGTCGCCGCTCTCCACGCACTGTCTTGCGGTCTTGCCGGTGTCGGTGTCGTTGAATTTGGCATAGCAGTACACGCCGCCGGGCCGGTTTTCCAGCAGGCAGTGGCCGATCACGTTGTCCACGTTGGAGTGGTCGTGGTTGTACACCATGGGCACAACCTTGCCGCTGCACTCCTTAAAGGCATCCTGCGCGATCACCAGCCCGTCATAGCACCGGACGTTCGCTTTCGTCGCCCAGCCGCTGCAATCGTAGTCAAAATTAACCATTTTGATTTGCAATACTCCTCTCTACGGCATCCCGCCCTGCCGTGATTGTTTTGTTCTGCGCCGCAATTTCCTCACTGCTCTGGCTGATGTTTGCATTCCGCAGTTCATCTGCCTTGGGGTCCTTGCTGGGTTTCATGCCAATGGCCTGCCTGAACTCGTTGGAGGTCATGATCTCGTTGCGGGTAAACTTGTCGGCCATTTCGGCAACGGCGGAAACAGGGGTCAGCTTGAACGGGTCACGGAAGTACATCACGGATTCCCGGTTCGCCCGGTCGTCCTCGGTCAGGAACTTCCGCCGGATCTCGTCCACGGCAGCCGCCACAATGGGTTCGATGGTGCGGTTCTCGTAGTTGGTCATCACAGCATCGGAAGCAGTACCATTCATGATCTCCGGGGTGATACCCAACTGGCTGTATGCCATGTTGGTCAGGTATTCCACGGTCTTCAGAAGGTTGTTTTCGAGGCTGCGGTTCAGCTGCGTGATATGCTCCGTGCCATCGGTGTAGGCAATGCCGTATTTGGAACCGGCGAGCTGCTGTTCGATCTGTGCCCGCCGTTCTTCGGCCTGTTTCTTCCGGGTCTCGCCCTTCACAACGTAAGGCAGCTGGATGATCAGGTCGAGCTTGCCGCTGCCCACCTGCTCGTCGATCACGTCCATCAGGTTCAGTTTCCGGATCAGGCGCTGCACCGTGCCGTTGGGCTCGTTCATCACGGCATAGAACGGGTTCTCCACCAGGGCCACCTGTGTCTTCGGCAGGGTGATCTCCTCTTTCCGTCCGGTCCGGTCGTTGTACACTTCCAGCCGCACGTCGTCCGGGTACCATTCCAGCACCCTTCCCACCCGCATGGATTCGATCTGGGTCTTACCGGTCTTTCCGTCGTAGTCCACGTCAATGGGCACCAGCGCAATGCATCCCTCGTCCAGCATGGAAAGGAACATGTCATATCGCAGTGCCCGGCCCGTCTGGTCCTTGTTGCCGGAAAGGTTCAGGCAAGAATTAAGGCCCGAATCAACGGTTTCGTCGTAGCGTCCGTTTTCATCGAGCCTTACATGATTGATGGTAATTGCCGCCGCATCCATGGCAATGCGGGTGTTGATGGCCGTCACGATCGTCCGGTCGTTGCTTCGGTTCAGCCTTACCCGGTCAGGCCGGTAGCTGTATCCTTCGCCGCTTCTTCCGGGGGGATCCCTGTTCAAAAACGCATTCCAGGCGTGTCTCAGTCTGGAGCCAAAGGTTTGTGATGCCATTTTGATTTCCTCCAGACCTTAACTGTCTTTCTTGTCGTCGTCTTTCTTGTCATCGTCTTTCTTCTGTTGGTTTCCGCCAGCGCTTCCGCTCACAATGGCGTTCGCCAGTTTAGGGTTCTTGAGTTCCTTCGTGATGAACTGTTTTGCTGCGTAGCTCATAGCACCGGAAGCGGCCTTGGTCAAAAACTGCTGGGAAGCATTCGTCATCACGGTCTTCACAAAGCTCTGCCCGCTGTATACGTCCTTCCGCAGCTGCTTCACGTCCTTTTGGAGCTGGAGCCGCTCTTTCTCGGCTTTCAGTTCCTTGTTGGGGTCGTCCGCCCGGATGTTGGTCTGCCCCTGAAGGTCCCGGTACTGCTTTTCCATTTGCAGCCGGTTGATCCGTGCCCGCAGCTCCTCGTCGGAGTAATCCTCCGCATTTTTCCCGGTTCGCTTGGGTGCATACTCTGTCTTGGGCTTCTGCGCATCCTCACCGGCGTTCCCGTCCCCGGCATAGTGCTTCCTGCCTGCGGCCGTCAGGGTACCATCCTTGTTCTGGTATCGCCGCACGCCCCACTTCATGCCCTTGATGCCCCAGTGGTATAGCTCGTCTTTGTATACCTGCATGTTTATCTCATCACCTCACTTTGCTTTCCGCACATAAGCTCCCGGAACAAACATGCTCTTTCGCCATCCTGCTTTCTGGTAGGCCTTGTTCTCGGTTTTGTTGTTCGGCTTTTTCTTGAAGTCCATCTGCTTTCCCAAAAGTCTGCTCACAGTCTGGAAGCCCTTCTGTACGGCACGTTTCCGTCTCGTCGCGGCCATTTTCTTGTTGTAGCGCTTCTTTGCTTCCTTCATCTGCTCCTTCTTTTCTTTCGGAGTTTCATTCAGGGCTTTCTCTTTCCGGTATTTATCGTCCCAGAGCTTCGCGGAGGTCTCTGCGCTCACATATTTCTTGCGCGTCTGCAACTTTCCGTCCTTATCGGTATACTGTTCCGTTGCAGTCCAGGCAATTCGCCCGTTCGGATGCTTCTCCTTGCCGTACTCACCGGTCAGCTTTTTCTTTCCGCTCCGGATGTAGGCGGCATAGTCCTCCTTCGAGTAGAAATACCGGTAAACATTGTGTCCATCCTTCGTCCCGGTCGGGACACGGGCATAATATTTGTGACTTTTTCGCTCTTTCCCCTTGAGACCGTGCTCAAGATAATTCCAGTAGTCGTTCATAACCCCTCCTGTTATAATTTTCGACAGAAGTTCCATGTTTCTTATTGCCTTTTTCCGCACTTATGTTATACTCAGGCTATAGAAGCAAAAGGAGCTGCCGCCCATGTTTACTTGTCATTGTCCGAACTGCGGTCAAGAATTGGCCATCCCGCGGTGGCTACCGCGTACGGTTACCTGCGAGAACTGCCATACAAAAAGTATCGTGCCCTACGATCAGGACCCCGACTTCAATAAATACAATGCCATTGCGAAGAGCAAAGTAAAACTGAACGATTTCAGAACGGCCCATCCCGGATTTACTAAGGGAATTGGAATCGCAGGTATCGTTGCCCTTGCCGCAGGAACATTTTATTTAAGCCTGAAGGGTGACAATACTTCCCTTCCGCAACTCACAGAATCCACGAACGAATTGCCTGAAGACCAGAATCACTCACTGTCCATAAATGCAGGTCAGGATGATTCTATAGCGGCAGATACAGATCAGGATGATTCCATGTCTGCAAAGGTTCTTTCCGAATCAAAAGAATCCGAGATGGATCACCGGAAATATGCACCTCGCAATCCGGACGACTATGAAACCGTCATGTATTCGCTTGGCATGATCATGGTTCATCTCCATGAAGGTTGTCATCCGTCTCAAGAGAAGATTGACGAGTTCAAAGAGCAGACCGGAGAAGACCTTCCTCTGGATATGACATTCCGAAGTCCGCATGATCAACCATATCAAGTAAAGAAAACCTGAAAGGAGCGTCGTTATGAAAAACTACTGTATCAACTGTGGTCGTGATCTTTGCAACGCCCCCTACACAGCACCATGGGAAGATGGCGATAATGAGGAAGGCTATTGGACCTGCCCTTCCTGCCACACCCAAAATATTGACTGGGCTTCCGCAGATGACGATGATTGACCATCCATTTTGATTTTCGCACAAAACAAGAAACCGCCAGTGTATTACGGAACGTAACGTAGTACACTGGCGGTTCTGTTTTACTCAAACGCATCCCGGTTCTGTTTCCATGCCACGTAAGCATCCATCATGGCAGCCACGGCATCGATCTTCTGATCCTGCCGCTGTTTGTAGAGCTTCCGGTTGCCGTTGGTGTCCACCAGCGTAATGCAGTTGCCCATGGCAAATTGCATCAGCTGTTCGTCAAACAGCAGCTTCCGCTGTTCGCTCAGCTTTTTCAGCTCACCCAGCGGCACGCTTTCGGTCTTTGCGCCCTGGATCACTTTCACAACGCCAAAGGTGCTGTTTTCATCGCCCCAGCGCTTCACGAACTCCTGTGCGTTGTAGGGGTCGTAGCCAAACGCCCGTACGTCGTACTCGTTCTCCATGATAAAATTGTCCAGGTCATCGTACACCTGCATCATGTCCAGAACCGTGCCGTCAAACACGAACAGGGTCCCTTCCCGCATGAATTCCTCATACTGCTGCCGTCTCGAAGCCGGAAGCTGGCTGAGGGTGTAGGATGTGATGTAGTCCCGCGTCTTGACCCCGAAATATCCGTTGGGCAGCGGAAACAGGAAAGTAAAGGCGCAGAAGTCGTCGCCCATGGAAAGATCCGCGCCCATGGCACAGGGCATCTGCCAGAAGCTTCTTTTCCTGTGGCACAGGGTCTCCTCGTAGGGGAAGAAATAGGTGTAACCCTCCATGGGCAGGTTGAAGCGCTTGGCCAGAATATCGTTCCGGGCGCTGGGGGATTTCTCCGCACGCTCCACGTCCAACTGGTAGGTCTCGTAGCTCACGGTCTTACCCAGGTTCGGGTTGGCCTTCAGCCACATCTCCGGCTGGCCCACTTCCTCAATGGAATCCAGCTTGTAGTACCAGATGGACACATGTGGGTTGACGTACTCCCCTTTCAGGATGCTCATCAACTCCATTTTGATGTCGTCGCCGCAGCCGTTGCGCACCGTGCCCTCGGAGGAAGCCGCCACGATGAGGTAATTCTCGTTCTTGGCCGCGCCCTGCTCAATGGCACCAATGGGGTCTTCCCGGATGTCGCAGGAGAGCCACTCGTCCACGGTCGCCACAGTGTCGCGCCGTCCTTGCAGCTTCTCAATGGTCATCGGGCGCACTTCCAGCAGGCTGTTGGTCAAAAAGTTCTCGATGCCCTTCTTGGTGGAAGCCATCTTCACCCGGTCTGCCTTGGAGCCGGTGGTGTTTTGCAGGCTGCCCTCGGTCATAAACTGGAACACCGGCCCCTTTGCCCGCGCCAATGCGGTGCGGAAGGGTGCCAGCACCTCCTCGGCCTGTTTCATGGTCGGAGCGGTGGTCAACTGCTGGGTCGTGGTGGTGTACGCCGTCAGGAAGTACGCCTGCAAAAATTCCAGATACATGGTCTTCGCGGCCGATCGGGTAATGATGAGGTATTGCTTTGTCACCAGCCGCTTTTTCAGTCGCCGGGTCTCGTAGTGTCCGCCGCCTCCGCGCTCGTTCGGCACAAAGACGCTTCGTTCCACAAAGTAGTACCACCCAAAGATCTCTTCGGCCCATAGCTTGAAACTGTCCAGCAGCTTCACGTCGGTGCCGTCGGTCAGGGTCAGCTCATCCTCGCAAAAAGAGATAAAGCCGTTCACTGCCTTGTCGTCATAGTAGATGCCCGGGTTGGCGATCAGGTCGTCGATTCGCTCCATCTCCATGGCAATTTCCCGGCATACGGGTATTTCGCCACGCATCACGGCCTCCCGAAAACGGCCGTAGTAGATCGGCGTGGCCGTGTTCGATAATGCCATTTTGGTTCCTCGTCTTGCTCCGTTTCACTCATTCAGGCTTTGGGCCGGTAAAAGGGCTTGTCCAGGGTATAAAAGCATCGGATATCATCCGGGCATTCGCATGTTCCCTGTCGGGCGCATCCGTTGCAGATATCCTGCGTTACCCGTCCAAACCAGTCCTTTTTCTCCGGTGTCTCCATCCAGTGCTCCACCCATCGTGCTGCTACTGTCCGTCCCATGTGTTGTCGTGCTCCACGTTCAGCCGCCATTCCATCTCGGAGGCGGTATTCTTCAGTGCTTCCATGGTGGTGCTGCTCTGGGGTGGGTCAAAGCCCAGCAGCCGTACCTTCACAGCCACGTAAGCCTTCACGGCTTCCACCTTCACCGGGTCGGCAACGAACTCCGTCCATTCGTTTTCTTTCCCGGAAATGGCGTACCCCTCGCCGGGCCCCACGCCCATCTGCACCAGTGCAAACAGCGCCATGTTGATGTACATGATGATGTCCGCATCAAAGTCGGTGCACTCCTCGGCAATGCCCAGCAGCTTCTTTACGCTCGTCAGGATCGAATTCATTTTGATTCCTCCTCGGCATCGCTGTCGTCGCCCATAATGTAACTCATCATGGCATAATACCAGTCCTTGTGCGCCTGCGCCATCAGCTCAAGCTCTGCCAGGTGACGGGATGCTCCGTCCTTCCCCATGGCCGCTTCTTTCTGTGCACTCTCCTCGACCAGCTTGGCCAGCTTCCCCGCATCGATCGCCACTTGACCAGGCTTCAGCAAAACGAGGTCTCCCTCAGCACTCGGAGCAGCGTTTTGTGCGGTCACAGCATGATTCTCATCCATCCGCGGGACAATCTTCATCCCATCAAACGTGATATCCCCGGCCCGTGTTGCCCGCACCTGCTGCCCATCCACATTCGTGGCCAAAGCATTATCAAAGTCGAAGCCTCTGTTCCGTGGTACAGCCGTATAGCCCTGCTGGAGCCCTGCTTCCGCAATGCCCACGTTCGCCCAGAGCAGTGCCTCGTCCAGCTTGGTCAGCGCCAGGCTTCTCGCGCGGCTCGGTGCAAGGTGCTGGAGCATCGCCTCCGCCTCTTCCAGCTTCCGCCGCAGCCCCATGGCGTAGTCCTGCTCTCTCCGGTTAAATGCTTTTTTCTGGTACATACTCATTTCCTCCATGGGCAGGTGTCGCCCGGTCTTCTTTCTCCGTCCGGCAGCTTCGGGCCCTTTCCCGTTCCATAATGGATCACCTTGTGCGTTGCCGCCGAAACACAAATGGCGTTCTCCGGATCAAGCAGCTTTTCACACTTGTCAGGATGCTTTCCATCTTGATTTTTCCTTATTTATACTGATACTTAACCCATGGATCATCAGGGAGTACTGACGATTCGTCCAACTTAAATCCGGATTTCTCGGCAATTTTTATAGATCCAGCATTATCTTTTCTGGCCCACCAGACAATTTGGTCGTATTCGTCTTTATGTGCGTCCAGCCATTTCATGCCTTTTTCGGCTACTTTTGAGCAATAGCCCTTGTTCCGATACTTACTTCCAGCTCTCGTTCCAATAGAGACCGCTACTCCTTTTTCATCGCCAATGATGTCAAAAAAAGAAATAGGCACATCCCCTGATTTTTCAACAAAGCGTTTTACGTATGCATACCCATCCTCGGCTCTTTCCTGATAAACATCCCCATCAAGGTTGAGGAGTTCTTTGTCTTTTCGCGACATTGTTTTTACAATTTCGTTTACAGCATCCATGTTTTTGTTTACATCCATGGCACGCTTCCGCGCTTTCCCCGCACTCGTCAATGTTCCATCCGGGTTCTGGAACCGGCGCACGCCCCACTTTTGGCCCTTGATGCCATGGTGATAAATATAAGCGCTCATTTTTATTTCCTCCATGGGCAGGTGTCGCCCGGCTTCCGTTCACCATCCAGCATATTCTTATTTTGACCGGTGCCGTAATGGATCGCCTTGTGCGTTGCCGCCGAAACACAAATGGCGTTCTCCGGGTCAAGCAGCTTTTCACTGTGCTGGAGAACGTCATCTTTTGTTATGGGGTTTATGTGGTGGATCGAGATCCTCGGTCGGATCGGCTTTCCGTCCCGCAGCACCCAGTCTGTGATCGGATGGTCTTTGCACCCCAGGTCACAACCCATGTCCCGGGCAATGATCCTGTCCCTGAACTGCCGCCACTCTCTCGATTGGTAGAAGTCCTGGTTCAGCCATCGGTCAAACCCAAAGGTATCTCTCCCCACTTCCCCGTGCAGCTGTAAATACTCCAGCCTCTCCTCGTATGTCGGCAGCGTGCAAAGTTCCGTGTAGCTTTTCATGCAAACAGCTCCAGTATCTCGCAGAATGCAATAGCCCCAGACAGTACCCCGAGAGCATACAGCATGGTCGTACTTACAGCATTTTCGGGGTGCTTTCCGAAATACACCGCCAGCATAAAGATTGTAAAAGCCGCAAACCACAGCACAGCTAATGCCATCTTATAATTCATCATTTCATCAACTCACCTCAGTAGACCCTTCTGCTGTAATGCCGCATACAGAATCAGCATTCCGCACCATAGCAGCACAGGCATCCCAAAGTGTGCAAAGAGTTCCATTGCATAACTCTGCGTGTGTTTTTCTGCCCACTCTGCAAAAAACACCGAGCCAAAAATGATTATTACGAGCCAGAACATAGCAAATGCCAATTCAGTTAAAGTCATACTCGTCATCCTCTCCCAGGCCGTTGTATTTCTTCATAGCAGCAATGACCTTTCCGTACATCTCCTCATAGCGCTTTGCATTCTGTAGTGTCTCGGTCTTTGCCCGCAGCAGCTTGTTTTCCTCTTCCAGCTTTGTTTTCTCCAACTCGTTCTTAGAGGTCGCCAGCTTCAGAAAATGGGTCGTCTCAGCGCTGGATGCCGTACCTTCCAGCAGTCGTTTCTCAACCAGCTTCATCGCCAGGTTGATCATATAGTTTTCTTGTGCTTCCGGGGTGCTTGCAGGCCGCGAAGTTGCAGCCGACATTTCACCCGGAGCAGACTTCTTAGGTTTCATTGCAATAACCTCGTTTCACATTCCTATTTTGCTTTTGCAAGGGTTCATGGGAGTCGCAGTAGTACCAGTTAAGCCTGTCTCATTTGAAAGGAGAAGAAAAAGCAGATCATGCCCAATGGAGGTTGAACATCACGAAAGCCCTGAACCCAAATATATAGGAGGATACTACTCCCATGAGCCCTTGCAAAAACCGCCGAAGCCCCGGTCTACACCCCAGAACCTCGGCGATTATGTTCCGTTTCGACTTAACTGCGCATACAAATGCACTTATACTTATCTCGGAGGTTGACCTGTAACTCATTTGAATCGTTCATTCTACTAAGAAAGGTGGTGATATAGAATGGACGATATAATTCGGATTGATAAAGTCACTTACGATGACTTTACCAAGGTCAAATTTGCTCCTGTATCTCGTGAAGAGATCTTGGAGAATATTACGAAGACTCTCCTGTGGATTGCAGATAAGTGCAAAAAGCTGGAGTTAGATCGAACCGTATAAAATGTAAAAACGTCAGTACCTACACACCACGTGGATACTGGCGTTTTTTCTTCTTAAAGCCCAAATATCAATTTTCCCTCCGGGGAAATATCAAAGACCGGCGCGATTTGAGAGGGGGTGTCGATTTTGAGACCCCCTCCCTATGGTTTACGCGGTTTGGCCGAGCGTGTCCTCGTCGGGCACGGTGATCTTGAGCTTCTTGTAGATGTTTATCGGGTCGGCAGCAACGATTTTGTCAATTGCCTTCTCAATTTCGTAGGCATTTTCGTTGTCCGTGAACTGTGAGGAGGTCTCGGCGATCCTCATAAGCAACCCGGAAGAGTTGTAGCCGTGCTCGATATCATACTGATACCACTTCTCGAACTCCTCGTACGGACTGTACGGGTTGTCAAAGGTGGTGAGAAAGCATCGAACCATTATTCAAAGCCTCTTTCTTAATTGATTGTTATTTGTTGAGCGCGCTGTAAACCGTGGACTCCGGAACACCGCAGGCCTTGGCGATTTCAGCATAAGAATAACCGCTTTTCAGCATTGCGTTTGCTTTGGACATCTTTGCAGAAGTCATAACAGCAACATTTTTCGGCATTGCACGTTTTACAATTTCGTCAGAATCAGACGAATTAAGGAATTTCGTCAACATATTGTCGGAAATTGCGCCAGCCTGAACAGCTTCCCATTCCCTGTCCGTGAAGGTAACCTTGGACTTGCGTCCGCTTGCGCCAACAGAATCGCGAGCGCGCTGCATCTCAACAGAAGAGATCTTCTTGATTTCTTTCTTGTCGATTGTAGGATCAAGTCCCTGTTCCTGAATCTTCGCCTTAATATTAGCATTCGCAATCAGCATTGCTTTGCGTTCCTTAGGCTTGTTAGCGATCATGTTGTTGTACTTCTCTTTCAGGGATGCAACCTCAGGCGCATAGGTCTTGGCCGCTTCAGGGTTACGCTGGATGCCCTTCATATTGACCGCCTCTTTGCGCGCTTGGTTGGCCATGGCCTTCAGCTTGTTGGAGAAGTCCGCATACAGGTTCTCTTGGATGGTGCCAGAAGATAGCGTACGTGCATCCTTTGTTTCGGAGATCAGACTGACTGTGTCCTCGGCCTTACGTTCCTTACCCGTCTTAGGGTCAGTGAAGGTACGTCCACTTTCTTTGTAGATGTATTCACCAGTTTCTTTATCGACTCGGATGCTACCACGGCGCTCAGGTACACGAACCGTCTGCTTACGGCGAGACAGGAGTGTGGACGCGCCGCCATAGTGCGTAGCGCCTTCCTCGTCCACACGAATCTGCCACTTCTGCTTCAGCTCGGGGATACCATTTTCACGCTCAGAGCGCTTGTAGTCCAGCTTATGTTTTTCTGCATCGATAACGACCATGGAGTGCTTAACCGCACGTGCAAGCTCGTCCTCATCGGCACCTCGCAACGTCATATCGGTGATGAGGTTGGAAATCACGCCCATTTCGCGCTGCTTTTCCTCTTTCTTCATCAGCCTGACATTGTTCGGATTACCCTCAGGAACTGCATAAGCTGTCTTGGGGTCAAATCCTTCCAGTGCTTTCAGCGCACGGGTGGACTTGATGTTGACCTTGTCGGTAACAGGGATTACCATAACCGTGTCGCCATCGAAGTCTGCACCCGAAAGCTGCTCTGCAACCTTTGCATTGATGCCGATTGCGTCCTGAATTGCACCTAGATTCCGCTTGCCGCTGACATTCTTGTTGTTGACGGTCACGATGGGAATCTCAAAGGTACCTGCATGAGGATAACGGATTAGTGCAAGCCTGGTGCCATTCTCATAAGTGGGGCAATAAGCCTCTGTCTCCTTGATCTTATTGATCGGCAGGATAACCTTCGTGGACTGGCCCGGGAAAGCAGAAGCCTTCAGGGTCATGGACGTTCCTTCGACCGTATCAGCAAAATCGTTAAGCAGTTTCTTCTTGACCGTAGGATTATCGTACCGCATGATTTCATCATATTGGGCTTTATAATCCGCAACAGTAAGGTTAAGCTGGTTCTCAATCAGCTTCTTGGGCTGCTTGGAAAGGAACTGAGAAGAGACATTCCGAGACATCGTGTCCCAGTCGCCCTCCTCCTTCAGCTTGTTGATCGGCGAGAGGTGCTCTTTGCCGTCATCACCGATATACATACTCTGGCCGTTGGCCTTGATAGCTGCGCCAAACGGGTTGTCAGGATCAGCTTTTGCTTCCTTAAGAACCTTCATCTTGGGTGTGCCAGAAGGCTTATTGGTGTTGAACATAACGTCCACACCATCCGGCAGGTCATCAGAATAAACTGCCATACCCTTCAGATAATGGTCTCCGTCAACGAGGATACGAACCTGCGCATAATGGCTCTTGCCCAGATCGAGATCAGGAACACCACGGCGAATCTCCATCACGCCGTCCTTATCCAGGCCACCTTCATCGCCGTAACGAATGGCGACACGATTGGAATCCAGACTGGAGGGGCGCTGAAGCTTCGTAAAGGTCTCTCCGCCATCATCGGAGTGGTAATCACCAAGAGAATCAATCTGATCCTGATGCTGATAAGCATACTTTTGGTCAAACTCCGGCTTCGCAAGGACGGTAATGTTTGTCTGCTGACGGGCATTAGTCGGCTGCCTGATGCCAACGCCATAGCGCTGATACCCATATTCTGCTTCCAGAATATAAGCAGCCTCGTCCAGCTTGCTTTCCGACACGCCGAGGACCTGATTCGCGCCCTCGGAAATATCAATCATGCCCTTCTTATCGACTTCTGCTTTCAAAGTCGCAGCGATCTTCTCAGCCTGACTGGCTTTTTCACCGATAGCATTGTTATACTTAGACCGCACGCTGGACTCGCTCATGCCAAGCTTGTCGCCAATTTCCTTCCAGCCAAGACCGTCATCCTTCAGCGCACGAATTTGATCGTACTCCAATGCCTTGCGGTCGTGGCCTGCTTTCTGGCGGGCTGTACGGAACTCAGTCAGACCCATCTTATACTCATCAGGGAGAGAATTGTTGATGGTCTCCAGAATCTCTTTCTCCGAGAGTCCCTTCTTTTTGAGTTCCTCCACACGAGACAGGAAATCACCGGAATGCTGATACGGATTGTCGCCAGAGCCCCAAGGATAGCGACCAGAGTGCCGCTTGGTGCCATAGTGCTCCAGAATATTGCTTTCAGAAGTAATGCCAAAATAAGAACGGAGGTCTTTTTCAATCGGATTCATGCTGCCACTCCTAACAAAATATCAGTGATGATCGGGTCGAACTCTTTGATTTTAGCGATGATCGGGTCAATTTCCTCTTCAGTGGGGTTCTCGACCCAGACCTCATCGTTCTGGTAGATACGGAGCTCCATCCGAATATCTTTCGGGTGGTATCCGTATTCCAGACAGAACAGAGCGGCATAAATAAAAAGCTGCTCCATGTGTGCAGGAACAGCTCCGGTTTTTAAGTCGTGGATGCGAAGGAACCCATCGTTGAACGAAATGGCATCCGCGGTTCCAAAGCAGTTATCGCTGTAATACAGCACCTGCTCGGTATCCATGCGGAAACCAATGGCATCGTTCACGTAGGTATTGAGGGTTTTCTTGTTCTTCGGCAGTTTTTGCTTCAGATCAATGCACTCTGCTGCAAATGCGTGCAGCCGTGTTCCCCGTTCCTTCGCCTGGTAATTAAGAACTGCATTGGTCAATCTATCTGCGTCATAGTTCAGCCAATGGTAGTTACTTGCTCCGAGGAGGGCATGTTTCCCCGTGAGCCTCGAATGATCTCGCCAGTTCATTAAGAACTTCCTCCTTGTTTTCGGGATAGATAAAGGCCGCAAAACTCATCTCGTCCATCTGCTGAACGTAATAGTTCTGGTTCGGACGATGAGATGCAGTTGCTGATTTCTTGCCTTCCAACGCGCCCCACGTTGTGCCATAAAGGACCAAGAGATCAGGAATTCCCTGAATCTCGTTTGGGTCAAGATGGACAACCATGCAGCCGGGAAAGCGTTCTTTCAGTTCCCTTACCAATCCTGTCTTGAATTTGTTTTCGAGCATGATACAACCTCCAAAATAAGAGGAACAGTGCATCCTGAGACGCATTCTATTCCCCCCATAAAAGGGGATGTTTTTCTCGCGTGAGTTTTTAGGCAAAAATGTGAATTTTTAGGAATTTTCAGGGCAAAAGAAAAAGCCCCTGCAATTTTCATGCAGAGGCAATGCCGTGGTCATATTAAATTAGGTGAAAGAAATCAATCTCGTATCCCGGTGCACCAGCAAGGAAAGCTCGACTACCATCGTCATCTTCCATATACTTGTACTCTCCGTAGTCTTCATCCGGCTCAAGGTTAGAGGTCATATAATCATCCGGATTGATCGTTCTGGAAACATCTTCTGCTTCAAGGTGCGCCCCACATTTAGGGCAGTCCCATTCGAGCTCACGAGTTTCCACCATCGGCTCACCACAAACACAAATCGGACGTTTCGTATGAACCTCTGCAAATTTATTTGCAAAGCATTCAACTTCATTTCCATATTGGTCAGTTGTAATCCAATGTTCAATACCGTACTTATCCATAACTTTTCACCTCATATATGTTAGGAGTGCTACGTTCGTACACGGTGCTTTAAGAATACACTATTTGGCGCTCTTTTTCAAGGTGGAAATGGGTAAAACTCGCTGTGGCCAAAAACCCGTTTTTTATTCTCTATTACTATATATATTTTTTTCATTTTTTAAGTAAGTTAAATAAAAAAGTGGGTTTTTGGCCAAACGGCATATTTTTAACGTATTTACGTTAAATTTTGTGGCCATTTTTATAAGAATTTTTGGCCACAAAGTGGGTTTTTGGCCACAAAAATAGCACTTTTTTGACGTTTTCTCGAAAAATCCCAAAGATTGCGAAAAATAAAATGGGCAGAAGTGGGCATCAAGCGATACCTAAGCCCATGCAAATTATATACGCTATGACCAAAATCACAATGACGATTCCAAGCCACTTGAAATAAGTAGCAGCAGTTTTGTTAGCGTCTTCGGTTCGCCATCTCTCCTGCTCCATCTTCTTAAGCTCGAGTTCTTTCGCATCCTTGGACTCTTGGATCCGTGCTTCATCCACAAACCGATGCGTCTCCTGATAGTCATCGAGCCGAATCTTCGTCCCACAGAACTCACAAAACATAAAGTCCCGGTTGTCATCTTTCACCGTAAGATCCGCACCACAGCCAGGGCATTTTACCGTCCGTGCCATAAAAGCACCTCCTATTCGTCATGTATCAAGGATATCATGTGCTCTGCCCATAGTCAAGTAAATCAGGGCGGCCTCACCAAAATAACATTTTTATCCAGTTTCATACTTTAGTCCTCAATCTCAAACATCACATTCTCCGGTGAGATGATCGTATCGCACTTCTTACCTTTGAATCGAAACCTCACAAACTGGTTCGTCAAACCGGAAATTTTCTCAACCAGCCCGTATTCACCACTAAAATTAGCCACGATCTTAGCCCATACTCTCCCCTGCTTGGCCAGTTCGTTAAATTCACCCGCGGTCATTACCCACACTCACCTCCATCATCAAACCTCTCCCCGCCGCATACAAGAATTTCTTCAGCGACAGCACCTTAATATCGTACATACTCTTCAGATTCTCCAGCTCAACATTAACTCCACCAGAGCGATATTCCGCCATATCCAGCGCATACCGCATCCGGCGATCCGCAACACCAGGGCTGCAATTGAACTTATCTGCCAGTGATGCCTCGATATCCCTCATGGACATAAATCGGTGCGAGTTCAAGTCATCGACGACCATCTCCACAGCCTCGCCCATCAGCTCCCCGCCGAAGGTCAGCATGGGAACCTTCAACTTAGCGAGAAAATCATACGTTCTTTGCTGCATTTCTTATCACCACATCCTTTCCCACTCAGGTTTTCATAATAGCATTTGCTGCATGAACCAGATATGTGGTACCGTTAATCGTGATTTGCAGCTGATCGCCTTCGTAGTCAGTCCAGTTGTCCACTTTGCCTTGAATAATAGTTCCATCGGGCAGCTTAATCTGTGCCCAGGAATAGGTAAATGTCGTATTAAACACCCTATAGTTTCCACAACTGCATAACCCGATGCAGCCAACGAGCATCATCATACATGCAACGACGCAAATAATACGATTTTTCATAGTCAATCGCCTCAACCAAATATCATGTAAATCAAAAGCAAGAACCATCCTGTATATCTGATGATTCTCTGTTTTTCTTCGCCGATGTTCTCAGCAAAAGACATTCCAATTGCGATAGCTTGTAAAATAATGCTTGCAAGCAGCACAATTCGCATCACTTCACCATACTTCCTTTCCGTGTCTGGTCATCCGCAGGCCAGTACGTGTAAATATCATCGAACACCACCGGGATCTTCTTCTGAAGCTCCATCAGCAGCGGGCACATGAGCTCTCTCATCTGAGGATGGGCCGCCACAGGAGTACGCAGCTTGAAGATATTGCGCCACTCACGATAGTTGGCAGTCACCACGATTTCGGTCTTCAGGCACAGCGGCAGCACGCAACGAGCCTGTTCGGGGCGCATACCGAGTGCGATCATATCCTTGTAGATAATCTCCGCACATTCGCAGGAATCAACCCAAAGACTGCCAGGAGTATTATCCGTAATCTCGCCGTTCTTATCAGCATCGGTTACGTCAATGTAAAACGGCCGAATAAAGCTCAGCTCCCCGCCAAACTTCTCCTTCGAGTAGTTGCAGTACCGGGTGCTCTCCTGCGCAAAGCTCGCAATGCGGTGACGTACCAGCTCATTCGCCACACCACGGTCACACGTAAACAACACACTCAGTTGCGAGTGCTCCAGCATAGCCTCATGCCCCTGCTTCACCAGAAAGCCCACCAGCTTCTTAGCCGACTCACCATCCGGCGTGATCTTGTCCTCGCTCTTGTAGCAGACCCGGGCCACCCGCTCGATCTGCTGGAGCTCCTTAATGCCTCCCTCAGAAATATCAGTGAGGATTTCGTACTTAGGTTCAACGATTTTCATTTCAAATAGTCCTTTCTATAGTTATTTCTCATAGATTGACGAATGGGCTTGCAAATATCATTCGCCAATGTTGGGATGATGAATCCGAGATAGGCCATCTGTTTATGATCGCAGGTGTTCATCTTCGGACACTGTTGGCATTTCGGAGCAAGTATCGTAATTGCACCAAAATTGTCATTCATAATGCGCCCTCCTGTATCAATCTGCAAGTCCAGTCCCCACAGATATCACCCGAAGCATGTTTCTTCGCAAAAGCCATGCCTTTCTTGATAGCCTCCTGCTTATTTTCTGCCTTGACCGTGAACCCCTGATGCCCGCCACCATTGTCCGTGCACTCAAACCAAAATGTGTACTGCTTCATGTAAAATCCTCCAAAATCGAGTTAAGCAGAATCTCCAGCCCCCGGTTTATGCCCGCCACCACTCGATATGGCCACGGTTCTTTCGGTTCCACCCGGGCAGGGTTATCAGACTTTCTCAGCTCGCCATACAAACACCTGTCGAACTGTCCAAGCGGAATATCATTCTCCATGCACCATTCACAAGCATCTGAATAGCAAATGTCGCCGTTCTCTAAAAGCTTGGCGACATCTTTTACTTTGGCATTTTGTCTGACTAAAACCTTTCTCTGAAGCTCATAATCCTCGGAATATAAGTCCGCAACATTTCTTATGTCCAGGTCATTAAATACCTTTGCCTGGGCAAAACAGACGTTGCAAGTAGTAAGTCCATTCGCTCTATAAATGACTTGAGTATAAGGCTTAGCATCAGCGTATAAAGTTATAGTTTTCTCGACTGCTTCTTCGTAGTCTTCCATGTTATCACCTCACAGCAGAGTCCGGAACAGAATGAACCAGATTACCTTCAGCGTAAATGCAATAATGATCAGCCATGCGCAAATAACCAGCGTCGCCGCCAGAATATGCCCCAGCATATGGCCGATTTTTTCCCAAACATCATTCATCCTTATCAACCCTTTCGAGACCTGTAAAATATCCAATGCCAATATGACCACCATCGCAATAATGAATTGGGCGGAACGCCATCAGACCGGCCAGATTGTTCTTCGCATCTTCGAGATTACAATAGGGATGCCCATCGTTAAATTTCCTCTCGCAAAATCGGCACTTGTAAGTCGGATAATAAAACGGCTTCACCCCACACACCTCCTCGCCGCATCCAGACGGCTCTCCGCAGCGTTCAGCTCGAAGATAGCAGTCGTGATAAACTCCGGATCGCAGTTCTCAAAGTGGTTCCGGGCCACCTCAAGATCCCGCATGGCATCTTTCAGTGTGTTGACTGTCGAAACCATCGGCTCTGTCCAGAGTATCTTTTTGACGAAATCAACGATTTTTCGCAGCATTTCTACACCTCCACATCTTTGTAACCTGACGAGCCGTGAGCCAGCCCTCAACATCATCAAGGCCAAGTGCCTGCCTACCCATCACCTCGATAAGCCCCTGCTCAAAGCCATAGGAACCCCAACCCCAAATGCCATCCCAGATACGATTTCCAGCAGCATCATATGAAGTGATTTGCTCACCACCATCGTGTCGTCCGCCCGGGAGATATTCCTGACAGTCCGGTCTGTCCATCTCTGGCCAGCGACGTTCATAAGTATGCGGAACCTTAGCATGCTTCAGCAGAATATCCAACTTCTGCATCTCGGTCATGTGATTCCAAACCCGGAGTTTCCAGGTTTTCTTAGACATGTTTCTCATTTCTGCATTTCCTTTCGTCAGCCTCCATGGTCTTTGCGATTTTATGCTGAATATAAAGCACACAGCCAGCCTGACTATCACACCCGAATGAAGCCAATAATCCGGCAATAGCATTCAAAGAGTTCAAATCCTCTTCAGCAAATATCATTTAGCGTTCACCGTTACTCCTGATACTCTACAATTTTAGATTTGAAATCAGTCATATACCTTATATTCCATATTGCTCACATGGGCGATGGTATCGTAGTTATCACCCTCAAAGCGAAACCTTGCCATACCGTTCGAGGTTAAATCAGAGAACTTTTCTAAATATCCGCTTCGTCCGGGCCAAGGGCGGATGATTTTCATGAAGACCTTATGGGTCGTGGCTTTTTCCTGAGTCTCGTGCATTTGAATCGCTCCTTTTTGTTACAGTTCAGAAAATAAAGAGCCGCAGATTTCTCCACGGCTCTGCCTAGAATATTTTCTTGACGAAATCAACGTTTTTGCGCAACATAATTTTTACGAAGTCCTCCTTTTTGGCATCCAAATTCTTTTCGGCGACGGTTAATCCATTCAGAAACTTTAGGAGAAAGTGGTGCGCCCTTTTTCACAATCAGAATTGCCTGCACATATTCTTTATGAGCTGGTACATACATCCAACACTGAGTATCGTCGTTATGGTCAACCGCATCACCAATCCACAAACGTGCAGGCCAAACATGGTTTGAGTGATAGAATATGCTCCCCTCCAAATAATCGAACCAGAAATACTTATGGACGACCTTTCGATCAATAAGTTTTCGTGTCTTCTTAGACATATTTCTCATTTAATTTTCACCTTTGCTTCCTCGAATTTCACAGGCTTAACCGTACCCTCCCGCGCACACTCCGTCAGGCACTCGTTGCAGGGTTCATCCGTTTCCAGCACCTTGAAGTTCTTGCACTTCGGACAGTAGGTCGCATAGTCCACTTCGCGCATCCAGTTATTCATCAGCGCTTACCTCCGAAATAAACGTGTCCTTTCCGCAGCGAGGGCAACGTGCCAGAACCTCACCGTTATGGGTTGTGCACCCCTTCATACTGTTCCAGTTAGATGTAGTAATCCCAAAATGAGCATTACAGCCACCGCATTTAACGGCAACGAGCTTTTCGTCAGGATTTGCATACCCATCAAGGTCACCGATGTATTTGTGTTCCTCGTTTGCTTTACAGAATAGGCACCTCACAACCTTGTGGTCGATAGGAGCTCCGTCTGCATTATATGACCATACCTCAGGAGCAACCGGATGGCGTTTCATGCAATTCATACATTCAACCGATATCCAGGGACGTTTTTTCTTTGCCTTCTCCTGCTCGACCGCAAACCTATCATCCAGCTCCGGGTGCGTCTCCCGCTGGTTAAGAGCCCACAGCAGGTTCCAGCAGGCGGCTCGCAGGTGGTCTTCGTCGTCCATCCCGACCATGTACTTTGCAAGGTGGCGAGAAGCTGAGTCCAGTAAACTATGCAGAGGTATACCCTTATCCACGTTATGCTCACCATACTTCAGTGCACCCTCCTCGCAGTGCTTGCTAACCTCCATGATGCCATACCAAGGCAGAAGGTCCATCCGCCCCTTCCCTGCGTGCATATCACGCTTGGCACCAGTTTCAAATTCGGTGCGATCTCCAGAATCTTTAATCACAAATATCAATCCTTTCTATTAGCAGTGTTTATGAATCCGCCCCTGCATAACTTTGTTAGCCATATCTGTCTTAGGAATCTTGCATTTCGGATAGCTCGGACGGAATCCGTTGGCAGCTTTCCGGTCATTTGCAATTCTCATATAAACCTCGTCCTCCAGTGCATCTGTGATTTTCTTTACTTTATCTGCCGCAGATTCAAAAGAATGAATCAGGTCAGCAAATACATCTTCAAAGTTAACCTGCCCCATAAAATTTCCTCTCATTGAAAGCTTTCTTCGAGTTCAGTGCCCTCGAAATTGCCAGATCGATCCCCGCTCTCGACTTCAGATGGTAGTAGTACAGATCCTTGTAAGGTGTATTCAGCCGGTCGATACGCCCAGAGGCCTGCTCCATGATCTTATATGAGTAGTTCTGGCTGTAAAATATAATGGTGTCCGTCTTGATGCAGTTCCAGCCTTCAGCACCGGCATTGTACTGCACCAGATACACCCACCTGTCGCCTTCAGGAAGCGGCTGATGCTTGTGCCCGTTCCATTGTGCAACTTCGGTATCCTTGCCGTAGTCCAGACCCATCAGAATATCAAGCTCATAATCGAAATTATAGAAGATGATGACCCTGGGCCTGCCTTTACAAATATCCAGCACTTTTTCTTGTCGGCTTGCATCAGCGTTCACCAACTTCCGCAGCAGATAGCAGAACTCGCTGGCGGTCTCGATTGGCTTGTTCTCCCAGAGATTCCACCGGTTCTTGCAGATCGACAGATACTTCACCTTGTCGTAATCCACAAATACGTTCTCATGGTGCGAAACAGTCGGCCGCTCGAAGTCCATGTCAACCAGAATCCGTTCCCGCAGCCGTACCAAGCGCTGGGTATTCAGATACCGATCGATCTTCGGGTACTTCGTACAGAATTGGCTGTATACCACGTGCTGGTTGTTAAAGTCCGTTCTGTTTCGGTAGAACCCATTGGCGATGAACACCGGGATATAATCCGTCCAGCAGTCCCCGGGGGTGGCACTGAGCAGAATCCACTCGTTATTTTGCGTAATTTTGTAGAAAGATTTCACCCATGCGCCTTTTCCAACGACTCGCTGCTCGTCAAATATAAAGAACGCATTCTTTACGCCAACGTACTTTCCGATATTGTTCCAGGAATCCACCACGACCTTGTGCTCGTAAATATCATGCTCTGGATCTGTAGACATATAGAAATGGGCCAGTTCTTCGTCCCACTCTCCGGTGTCCCGTTTCCGGGCAGTCGTGATGATGTAAAGATCCGGGGGCTCTGTCATGCGTACATAATTCTCCGTGTTCACCTCCCCATCGTAAAGTTTGTAATAGAACGCCAAACTCGTTCTCGATTTTCCGCTTCCTACGCCTCCGCATAAGATGCAGCCGATTTTCATACGGTTGATCGCATCCAATTGGTAGTCGTAGAGCGTTACACCTGCCATCAGGTCGCTCACCTCATTTCCAACGTCACATAAATGTCACTTTTCTTGCAGTGATTCTCGTAGGCCAGAAGCGAGATCGTCGCCTCTTCCTCATCTTCACCCTCCCCTCTGACGGTATAAGCAAAGAGCTCTTTCCGGTGCTTCCTGAACACCTTCCAGAGCTCTTTTTTCTTAGTAAAGTCCGTGCTTTTTGCAGTAGGACGCATATTGCAAGCCCTCCTTGTCTGCTTCGCGCATGATTTCTGACAGTGTGAGCTTTTTAGGCTTTTCTTCCGTCTTTGACATGTTACGCGGTACGGTGTCTCGACATTTATCGCAGTACAATCTTTTTGACGGAACCTGGTACATCATAGCGCCGCATTTTTTGCAAGCCTTATCTACTCTGCGAAGTCCGCCCATAAATATCACACCTCCTCAAAATGGCAGAAGTCCGTGTAATAAACCAGGTCATAATCCAGCGGATGGTTGTTCCAGTCGTAGTTCTGCTCGTAATCAGCAACCTCATCACGCTCGTCGAGTTCGCGGCAAATATCATCGTTGTGCTCATAGAACCATTCCAGCGGAAGGCCGAACTTGTCGCACAGTTCCGGAATATCAAAGGCCCAGCAGCCGTAGTTGGTGTTCTGTGTACCCTCCGAAACCATGTAATCGACAATCTCTTTTACTTTTTCTCTGCTCATAATCCTTACTCCTTCTGTTGTTCAAATATCAGGCTTCTGGCCCGGTTGCGAGTCATGCGGGAATCGAACCCACCGTACAGCCCATGCTAATGACTCAAATAAAAGAGCCCCAGATTTCTCCAGGACTCTCATGTGCTTATTCTTCAGGTGTACAATAATCAACGTCGAGATGAGCTTTGCCTTCACTATCCGTATAGGTGACGAATTTTCTCGGCTGATGGAACATCTTCTCGTACTTCTCGACGAACTCCGGCAAAAGCTCACCGAAATCATCCTCCGTGAGGCCTACAATCAGGAATGTTCCAACGACAATATCAATGGGGATACCATAAGGGCCGTCGAGCGTCCGGTTGAGTTTCTCCATGCAATCATCATGCAGCTTTCCTTCTTCGTTGCAAATCAATGCCACCTCATCGTCCCACGGGTAAACAGCCTGAATCGGGCCTTCCACCTCTTTCTGGAGCGATTCCAGAGAGCAGTCAATGTCGATCACTTCAGGGTAATGCTTTGGGCGAACCCTCAGAACTTTCATACTGTCAACCTCCCAAATTGCACATCAAAAAATATAAATCGAGCTGTTTCCTTAGAGCCGCCATTTGCGACGTGGGCACTCACCGACTGGGCATTCGACCAGGGACTGACCCCGGCACTCGAAAAATATCAATGATCAATAATATCTGTTGTACTTCCGGTTGGCTTTTGCACGAGCTTCCGTAACATCAGGGGCTACGAAACCAAAGTTGATCACATAGCTCGGGATATTATACGAACGGGCAACCAGGTTTTCGATTGCACAGCCACGGAACGCCTTCTCCTCATCGTAGATCCCGATAAAGTAGTCTGCATCCGCCATCTTCTTGATGCTCTCACCAAGGTACCAGACTGCCTGATTCGCATCAGCCGGAGGATCATCAGAAATATAAGTCTGGATCACCTCCAGCTCCTCGCCAAACACAGCCTCAGCAATATGGTGCATTTGTTCCATGGTTGCCCGGATCTGTGCTTCAGTGCGCCCTTTCATCGGTGCGCTGATAAACAGTTTCTTCATACGCTTCACCTCAGAACGGAATTTCGGTGTTGTCGCTCGGCTCTGCCATGTCTGCTTCAGGAGCTGCAAACCGGGCATAGCGCTCTGCATACGGATCAGCATCCGCATCCTGCTCAACATACATCACATCCGCATACAGGCTGTACTCGCCGGGTGCGTTCCGCTTCTCGACAAGGTTTGCCTGGAGACAGACGTTCTTGACCCGGATAAAGTCCAGCTGACTGATCGTGTCCATGTTGCAGAGCAGGCGCTTGCCAGAAGTGGTGACCCAGTAGATATGCGGGGGCCACTTGGAGTCCATGTTGATCGTCACAGGCACGAAGTAGGTCGGAACGAACGGCTCGTCGTAGGTACGCTCAGGATTCGGATTGGTCTGACGAACCTTCACGCCGAGGTCCATGAGGTGATTCACCAGATCCATGGTCGGGATTACCACATTGACGCGGCGCTTGTCCGAGCCAAAGCGGTCACGGCTGGGATCACCGCTGAAGTTGGTGGTAAAGATAAAACGGGTGTCGTCAATATTGACTTTCTGGCGCTTGGTGTACATAAATATCAGTCTCCTTTTTACTTGTTGAATTCATTTTCCAGAATTTTCAGATCCGCCACGAGTGCTGTCAGGTGGAGAAGCGTACCAGACCGATTGTTGCTCGCGGCCGCGCTGAGGAACTTCTCAAAATCCTTATTTGCCTCAGAACTGTACTTTTTCAGCACATCCAGATCGACAGCTTTTCCGGCAGCAGGCTTCCCGGGATATTTCTTCCCGCTCTTCTTAACCCAATTTTGGATCTCCTTATAATAGCTGCCCTTGTTGCCGCCACAACGCTTTGCAATCGCCATGGCCAGACCCTTCTCCGGGTCGAAAACATCCTTCTCGCTGCACTTCACAACGGTCTTGGAGCCATCCGACCAGTAAACGATCGTGGCCGGAGGAGCAAAAATCACATTCTTAATAACCGCTGCATTCATTGCCGTCGCCTCCTTTGCATGTGCGGTGTTCAACATACCCCGGTAATAGGGTTTGTTAATGAAGCAATTATGTTCCTTATCCCAATAAATGTTATAAGACTTAAACTGGAACGTATGGCCTGTGTCCAGCGTAATCATCGTCTCCCCATCCACCGTTCTAACAACATCGGTAATGTTACCAATCACACGTTTGTTACTGTCACAAAGTTTGAACGCCCTAAAAATATCACCTCACGTCAAAATTTCTTGCTGCTTCTTCCTGCGCATCGCTCCAGGGAAGATCCGGCGCAGTCCATGGAGCAACACCATCGTCGCCAACGAACCAGTTGAAGTCGCCGTACTTGGAGATCTCCTCAACTGCCTCATCGACTTCCCGGTTGAAATATCTTTTGTCGATATCCTCCTGCATCTGAAGCTGATAGACCGCCTCGCTTTCCAGCCAGCGGTAATCCTTTGCTCCGGTCACAGAAGCATATTTCCGTTCGCCGGTATCCGTCAGGCCCGCTTCCCGCAGCAGCAGAGCACCACCCTTTCCCGGCATGATCGGGCAGAACTGTCCCACGCGTCCCACAAAAATATAATTGTGTTCGCCTTCGGGCAGATCCTCGTTCTTGTCGAGATAGATAGCACCCTTGGAAACAGTCTTTGTCTCGCAGAGGTCAGTGAACTCGATCTTCTCCTTGGAGAACAGGGTCTTGAACACATACGGCACCTGGAACTGGGTTCCCGTCGCCGTCCATTCGCCGCCTTCGTCCTTGCAGTCGCCCGGGATATAACCGTAAAGCGCCTCACAGCGGTCCGCAGTCATGTATTTCGCAATATAAACGGCATTGTTTACCAGACACATCCGCTCGTAGGTCGCCTCATGCTCGAACGTGTAGCCGTACTTCTTCGCAAAATCCATGCAGTACGCAATGATTTCCGGGGTCGCATCGGGGATCTTGATCGAATCCGTTTTGATATGCGCGACCTTAAAGCCGCGCTGCTGCACTTCATCTTGCAAAGTGCGCATAAATAAAGCCCCTCGAAGCGCCACAATGTTGTTGACGTTCTTGGGGTTGCGGAACGGGTTGTCGAAGCTTGCACTGGTCAACCCGTAAACCGAATTGATGGCGATCTTCAACGCCTGCGCCAGAGCCTTTGCCTGCTGCGGATCATCGAGGTACTTTGCCAGTTTGCCGCCAAAGAGCCCCTTTGCCTTCTCGTACTCGCCGTGCTTGACGTAGATTCGTACATCCATCAGGTCGTTGAAATGCTTGGTGTACTCGCCAAAGTAGTTCATGGCAACAGCCGAATGCGGATGCAGCGACGCAACGTCCAGCAGGGCTACGTTCGTGTACATTCCTGGCTCAGCGTAGACATAACCACCCATGCCCAGGTCCGTGCCCCGGAACATGTTGTGGTACTTGCCGTCCTCACCTTTGGCCCACTCGTAACCGGGAAAGGCATTGATGATGTTGCAGTCCGTCAAAATATCAGGCTCGACTTCCACGATCGCATCGGATTTTCCCGTAGCAAGGTCTGTGTAGACCAGCCTGGGGTGCTTTTCCTTGCCGAAAATAATGCGTGTTGTCAGCGAGTTTGTCGTGTCGTTCACCGTCATGCCGGCAAGGTCTGCCAGGATCTCTCGTGCCACAAAGTCTGCCTGACGCTTTTTCGAGTAGAACAGGGTCTCGGTCGCGATCACATCGTTGTCGCAATACTCGGCCACCTTGTCCCACAGGCTCTTCGGCACCGGCTGATCCCAAGGAAGTCCCAGCTCCTGATGGTGGATGCCCAGCTCGATCTCGAACTTCTTCAGGCTCTGTTTTTTCGACGAGAAATCGTAAATATCAGTGTAGGACAGATTGTACGCCTCGCCAAAGAAGCCCGTGTGCTCGTTGATAATCCGGTTGGACAGCGCATAGATCTGCTCCACCGACATACCGATCATGCGGGCCCAAAGGATATGGTTGTCATACTTGCGGTTGTTGAAGCCGACCAGCCGATACTTTGTCAGGCTCTCGATCTCCTCCGGCGTAGGATTCACCATGCGGTGTACAGGCTCCTGCTTGGCAAACTTCCAGTTCACGAGCAGCAGATTCGGGAACACCTCCACGTCGAAAAATATCAATGGCGTTTCCTCCCCCGCAGGGGCCTCCCGCTGAATATCATCCTTCGATTTGAAGTGCATCTTTGCCACGATCTTCAGGCAGGTGTCCGCCTGGTTCGTACTGCTGGCGGCAAAGCCCAGGATCGCATTCCGCATGTCGTCCACGTTGTAAACGACATTGCCTTCGTAGGCTTCGTCCATGATGTGCGCAATAAAGTCAATGCTGGGCTTCGTATAGGGGCTGATCTCCTTGGCAAGGGCTTTCTTGATGAGGATACGCAGGTGCCGCTCATCCTGGATCTGCTTTGTATCAACCATTTTCGTTTCTCCCTTCAGTGGCAGGCCGCTGCTGATGGTCGCAACCGGAATATCATTGCATTTCGACAGTTTTCTCCGCAGAGAGGACTTCCCCGTGAACACCTTGACTTCGATGTTCTCGTCGTAGATCCTGCTCAGCTTCGTTGCATCGCCGGTGTAAATATAATGCAGGTGGATGCCCGCACCAGATTTACTCAGCTCCGCATAGGTCAGGGGCCATTTGGAAGCAGCTTCCAGGTTGCGCTCGAAGCTCTTTTTTCCATCCGGCCCGGGAATATCAAAGTCGATGACAATGTGATTCTCCGGAACTTTCACGTAGTGCAGTCTCGAAGCATCCAGTTCGGCCAATTTTGACTTGACATTCTCCCATTTTTGCATCGGAATGCCATCGTCTGTCGCATATTGTGCAGGGCAGTCCTTGCAAATATCATTGAAGAGAGAATGCTGCTCCTTGAACTCGATCCATGACGTTTCCGGCTCGGCAGTGGGTTCTTCTGCCTTCACAGGTTCGTCAAGGAACTCTTTGAATTTCTCCGCTTTGAACCCGCTGTAGTAGCTCCGCACCCGCTCGCCGTTCACGGTCTCCGCGCGTTCCTTGTACTCCTCGAAGTAGTTCATCAGCTCTTCCCGGAACGCACGGCGCGAGTATGGGTACGCTACCTTTGCCTCGTCATTGTAGGTGTTGTACATCGCCCAGGCCCGCTTCAGGGATACACCGTCCTCCTTCTTGAAAATATAAAAGGAATCCAGCATGAAGTTGTAAAAGTCGTTCGATGCACCAAGCATACGGGTCGGAATATAATCATCGTAGAGATGTTTGTTCTGCTCGTACACCTCCTTGCAGTGCCATGCGATGCCACCCAGCTCAAAGTCCACCTTCGCTACAAGGTCACGGTACTTTTTTGCAGGGATCTTTTCGCCGGTAGGTTCCACATCGATCAGTCGTCGGATCAGGCCCGATTTTGCATCCGTGATCTTAACGGGCTTGTTGGTGCCCAGAAACATGAAACACTTGAACTGGCTGGAATACTGGCTACGGAACTTCTCGTTCACCAGCATGGTCTCGTGGGATACCAGCGAGTTCAGCCGGGTGTTGTCCTCGATGCGGGAAAGGTCACCGTCGTGCTGGATCGCGATCAGCGGGTTCGATTTGAACGCCTCCAGCGCAAACGCATTAGACGATGACCCCAGCACTTTGGAGTCGAACACCGACCAGTACCCATCGAAAAGTTTCTGGACGATGTTCAGCACGGTCGATTTACCGCTGCCGGGTGGGCCATAGAGCACGAGGAACTTCTGGATCTTTCGGGAATCGCCGTTCACGATCGCGCCAACCGCCCATTCGATCTTCTTTCGCTCCTCGGGAGAATATAAGGTAGTCATCAGCTCGTCGTAGGCGCTGATGTTCCCCTCCTCCAGAAGATACGGCAGCCGCTTCGAGGCATAGCTTTCCTTCTTGACCGGGGTGTTCGCAAATATCAATGTATCGTCAAGGGTGTGGTAGTTGTCCCGCATCTGACGCTGACAGTATTTGTGCCAGTTGTCGATCATCCCGCTCTCCGCGTCCCACATGTGCAGAACACGGTAGCTGTCATTGAAGACCTGCTTGTGCTCCTCCGCGTAAATATCCAGCGCGTGGTCGATCATCTGGAGCGCATCCTGTTCGTCTGTGCTCCAAAGCCCCCGCTCTTCCATCCAGACCGCGTAAAAATCAGAACCCCGGATCATCAGGTCTTTCGACTTCTTGATGATGAATTTGGGATAAATTTCGATTGTCCCGCGTTTTCCCGTCCGCGTTGCAATCATCAGGAAATCAATCATTTGTAACTGACTTCCTCCTTTCTCCGAGGTTTTTATACGTCTTTCTCTTTCTGGAGGGTCATCTGGGCCAGCGCTGCCTCTGCCTCGCGGGCACGTTCATCGGCTTCCTTGCGCTGCTTTTCCGCCTCGTTCACCATCTTGCAGGAGACAAAGCCAAACCACAGCAGACCAGCGATGAGAATGTTCTTCCGGATGCATTTGCCCTTCATGCGGCGGATGGTGTGATTGGCCACTTCCAGTGCAGCCTTGCTGTTGCTCAGGTCGATCAAAATATCAGTCAGTTCCATTGTCAATTTTCCTCCAGTAATTCGGGTCAGCCAGGATCAGCCGACCAATGTTATTCTCGTCTCGACACGCCGTGATTCGCAGCATCACATGGGAATCGTCGAGTATCTTCTCAACGAATCCTTCCATAGGGATGCAGATTTTTGATACATATGTCATCAAAACTCATTCTCATTCAACCAGTTCATCAACTGGTACCAAATATCAATGGTACGCATGTCGATGGATGTACGGGTAATCGTAAAGAGACCGCCAGCACCGTTCGGCTGGTAGCCCCGATCCATAAACCGGGCCAGGATCGGTTCCGCGCGTTCTTCGCTGAAGCGGGTATCGTCCATGGCAGCCAGACCCAGGCTGACGACCATGCTCCAGAACCACTGCCCCACACGGTTGCCCATGCTGCGGTCTTCCATGATGTGTTCCTCGATGCGAATCGCCAGCGCCACCATCATCTCCAGCATAGAGCAGGGTACGCCCTGAAATACCGCATCGATCTTTCCGTACGGAATATTATTCTCCGATGCAAAGCGGTACCGCAGATTGATGCCGTCCGTTGCCCGGCAGACATCCATTTCGCACGCCGGAATATAATCCCGGTTAAAAAGATACATCAGTAAGCGGTGAAAGCTGAGGTTCCGGGGTTCCCATTCGCCGCAGACGATCTTGTAGAGCCAGTCATAATACTGCTCCGTCTCCCTCATAAAGTTCATTCATCCTCCTCATCGTCGTGGTTGCCGGGCCAGTTCTCCCGAACCCGGAGAATCTCGTAGTCCTTGTGGTAGTTGTGGTTGCGGACATGAACAGTGCTCGTTGCGAACTCGCCAATGCGGTCCAGCGCCTCGTTGCCGATGATCTTCGGAATATCATCTTCGTCCACAGGCTGATCCTCCGTATCGAACACCAGCGTTCCGTCCGCGTAATAGGTCAGGAAGGAAGTCTCGTAGTCGTCCAGTTCACCAAACTGATCCGGCTCAATGACTTCAATGGCCTCATGTGCCACCACATCTTCCGGGTCAGATTCGGTACGGTACTTCCCGGCCAGCTGTTCAAAGCTCTTCTGGGTCGCCCTTTCTTCGATGGTCTTGTCCATATCGGCTTCCTTCTGCCGCAGATTCTCACGCTCGGCCTCGTACCGTTCGCCGCAATAGGCCTCGTATTTCTTCTCGAAAACGGTGTGCATCACAAGGGCACCTGCCCCAAAGCCTGCTGCAAAGAGCAGAATATCACGCACGGTCTTGTTCATTGTCGATGTCTCCTTTGATCGTCATCATGGTAAACGCCAGTCCGCCAAAGAAAAGGGAGACACTCATCAGAATGCCTCCCACCATGTGGCGCTTGCGTTTGGTATCGGTCAGATAGTCCAGAAACAGGAAAGTGCTTTCCAAAGTTTCCATCGTTCCACCTCACTCAGAAAGAACCGCCAGACCAGAGACGAAGCAGACTCCGGCCATGGCAGCAAACAGGTAAGACAGTCTCTTAACGAATCTGGTCATAGCGTATTCCTCCAAAATATCAGTCTCAGATCTTGTCGATGATGGGCCCGTCGCAGTTGAACCGCAGCATCACCGAGCGCTCCCCGCCGTTGATAAAGCTGTTCAGTGCCTCGTCGCCCTTGACATAGTTGGTCACGCCAAAATCCACGTGGCTCTGTCGGGTCGGGTCGTTCGGGTCATAGATCCAGCCTACGATCTGGCCTTCCGGGGTCTTCAGGGTCACACCTCCGTGGGTGCCCAGAGATGCCAGAACGTCGTTCAGGAACAGGTGACCCTGGGTGCGCAGACGCTTGTTTGCCGCCTGCTCCATCAGGAACAGGTAGTTGCGGTTCAGCATATTGTCGGGCTGCCAGGTGTCCACAGTCTCGTCAAAGATGCAGGTATAGGGGCTGGTGTGCTGCATGGCGATGTCCTTGTATTCCTTGATAGTCTCCTCCACGCCCTGCTCGTTGGTGCTCTTGCTCTCGAGCTCCACAGCCTTGATGTTGTGCTCCAGCTCCTCCTGAACACGGCTGCCAAAGCGGTCGGATACACGGCTCTTGTATTCCTCAAAGGCCTTGTCCAGAGCAATATAAGCCGCGGTCAGGCTCGCATTGCGCTTGGACATGATATGGTGGGAACCGAACATGCAGCCCAGAGATACCGCACCCAGGGTGACCGCAGGTGCATACACCTTTGCCAGCTTCAGGCCGGTCTTGACGTAGGTGGTCGTAATATCGCTCTTGTAATCCTTCTCGGTGTAGGTCTCGCCCTCGCTCAGCTGGACTGTGCCATCGTCGATCTGCTTCTTGGCCGTGTGGATGCTCTCCACCTGAGCATAGTGCTCGGTCATAATATCCTGCGCCTTGATGGTCGCCTTGCAGGCCAGCACGGTAGCGGTCACACCGCCAATGGCAGCGCCAACGATCATAATGGTGGGGCTTGCCTTCTTCAGCTTGTAGCCGCACTTGGATGCAGCACGGGTCATCTTTTCCACGATTTCGGTTTTGTCGATCTTTTTCAGGAATTTCATAAATATCAATCCTTTCTTATTGTTCAGCGCAGCGGTACAGGGCGAGGCAGCATCAGGCGATATCCGCCCGGGATGCCCTTGATGAACGCCCCGTCAAGGTTGTACCAGCCGTAATTGTAATCGGTGCTCTCGTTAGAAACGCCCATCAGATCCCACAGGTCGCCCACAGAAACCTGACCGTACTGGCGAATCGCATCGTACATCTGGGAAAGCGTGTCGTCTGCGTCCCCGCGGAACTCAAAGTCCAGGTTCTGCAAGCTGCGTCCTACGGCCCGGTTCGGATTCCCCTGCCGGTTGCCGGAGCCGCCCTGATAGTAGGTGTCGTAGCTGTTCCGCTGTGCACGGGAGCCGGAGTAGTTGCTCGAAGAGCCGCGGGAACGGTCCTCGCCAAACAGTGCAATGCTGACGGCTGAGTTGAAAATGCTCCACAGACCGTTCTTCAGCATGGGCAGCAGATAGTCCACCACGATGCGGTTCTTCACGGTCTTGAGGTCCTCGGCCAGGAACTCGTTGGCGATCTTCTGGATATCGTTCTGCTCCTTGAGGGTCACTTTTCCCTTGACGACCTTCTGGAACTTCTTCTGGGGTTCTGCGGCAGGCTGCTGTCCGATGCTGCTCTTCGGCATATTCACTTGTGCCATGTTGTCATCCTTTCAAAAACAAAAAAGTAAGAGCCGCAGATTTCTCCACGGCTCTCGCCTTACCTAACATTACTTCTCTTCAGAAGTTTCCTCAACGTCCTCGTCAGGAACGTCCACCTGTGCAGAATCGGCCTTCTCGATCTTCCAGGGCTTCTGCCAGACGATCTTCTTCTTGGTCTTCGGCTTCTCCTCGTCCTTGTTCTGCTTCTTGGCCTTCTGCTTCCGGTACAGTCCGTATCCCACGGCTGCAACCAGACCCACAGCACCAACAGCGAGACCAATGCCCGAGCCGTTGCTCGAAGTTTCCTCGTTATCGATCATCTGAACATTCTCCTCCGGAACGACCTCAACAGAAGTCTCGTTCTCCATAGTAGTTTCGTTCATGTTCGTCATTTCGTCCATTTTTGTTACCTCTTTCTTAAATATAAGTTTATAATGTCGGAGTATTACCTCCATAAAGGAAGCTGAATTTTTCGCGCCGGGTCAAATATTAATAGCCGCCCAGCCACTTCGGAGGCGTGTGATACTCCAGCGTCAGACAGGGCATCCCGTCCTCGTCCAGCCGGGACGCATAGAAAATATCAACGTTAAGCCCCGAATCCGTGTCCCAGCCCAGCAGGTCACCGTTGACGCAGTGGTCGATGCCCAGATAGTCGAACAGATCATTCTCGCTCACCCGGAAGTCACTGAGCAGCTGTTTGTTGACCCCATTGACGGCCTTTTCGATCATGGCCTTGGTCGTCCAGAAGTAGGTGTTGGTCAGGCTTTCCCAGCACTTCACCCGCTGGTCGTAGGAAACATCGGTCGCAGCAAGGTTCTTGGCAGGCTGGATGGTTGCCGGTTCGGGGCACTTGGCCATCTTTTCCAGTGCAATGGTCTCCCGGATCTCCTGTTCTTTTTCCGGGCCGATGGCCTCCAGCACCTTGTCCTGATAGGTCTTGAGCGCGCTCTCAGAAAGGGTGCACGCCGCGGCCAGTGCAGCATTCCGCCGCTCGTCCACATGGACTGCACCAATGACACAGCCCGCAGACAGCACCATGCTCAGTGCAGTCGGCACGTACACCGGGCCCGCCGTCTTGACAATGGTCTTCACGTCCAGCTTTTCCACGCCCAGCTCCTGCTTTTTCTCGTCCAGCAGGATCATGGCCTTGGGGGTGGCCGTCACTGCAAAATAGACCGCCGTGATGCTTCCCGTGATCGCCAGACCTCCAAGGATCTTGGATGCGTTTTTGCCTGCGCTCCTGCGCACTGCCTTTGCAAATGTTTTCAGGTTCATGTTCGCACCTCCAAAAATTTATAAAAAAGAAAGAGCCTACGATTTCTCGTAAGCTCTCGCCTTTCAGATATGCCCGTGCTGCTTCAAATTCTCGAAGCGAATTTCTGTTTCACGCTGATCATCGCGCTCCAGTTGGATCTGGTAACGGATATACTCGTACAGTCTGGTCGGCTGCTTCTTCAGATAGTGATACAGCCCTGTAAAGCCGTATCCTACTGAACGTGCAACTGCCTTCAGCCCGCGTACCATTGCCTTGTCCATCTTTGCATAATAGTCGTGATCGTACATAAATGTCAATCTCCTTCGTTTGTCAGTTTGGATATCTCTTCCATAAGGGGGACTGTATTTTTCGCGTTTACAGGCTCTTTTCTGTAAGCTGGCGCTGAACCTCCTCCCGCACCATGTCCTGCATTTCCTCTTCGCTGCGCTGCTCCTCGATCAGGTCGTGGCCAAAGCTCAGGATCGCGCTTGCAGCCATCATGGCCACGGATGCAACTTTCCACCAATTGATCTTCTTCATATTCATTCTCCTTTTCAAAATTCAAAATGGTTCCCGTCTGGTCGGGTCATAATCCAGATACTCTTTGATCGGCTCATGGAATGCTGTCACATAGTACACTTCCAATCCATCATCCGTTGTCTGCCGGGCATAGTTGAAGTCGATCCAGTAATATTCCCACTCGTTGCTCAGATACTCCGCGCACCAGCCCAACATATCTCCTTCCGGTATAAAGTCCAGTCCGGGCAGGAAGGAGTAGAAGTCATTCAGCGAGACTTCTCCATTCAACGCAAAGTTCCGGTTCACGTTGTAGAAGGCATCCATCAGCTCCGTTTCCGTTGCATGGAAATATCTTTTTGAGATAGGCTCGTAGCAGAGCAGCTTTTCTTCGTCTGTGCCTGCCGGGGCGGGGGTCTCCAGAACATCCTGCGTGTCCTTGTAAATATCTTTTTCTTCTTCCACGCCGATTTGCTCTGCTACCTGCCTGCGGTACTCCTGATAGGTCTTTCCCAGCGCCATGTACGCTGCCGTCAGACTTGCGATCTGCTTCTTGTTCAGCGCATTGGAGCCCAGGATGCAGGCAATGGTACCTCCGCCCAGAATTGCCGCTGGAATATACGCTTTCCAGCAGACTTTAGCAATGCCCTTCTTCGTCAACGACTCCTCCACAATGCCCTGTTCATCTTCGTTGTATTTTCGTAAAGCCTCGTCTACTTCGAGAAGATGCTTTGCCTTCGTAGTCGCCCGCCCGGTCTCGATGGCCGTTGCTACCACACCTACAGATGCCGCCACCGCCAGAATGGTGCCACCGTGCTTGCGCAGAAATCGTGCGCACGTTTTCGTCAGTTTCATTGTTCAACCTCCAAATTTCAAAAGCAGAAGTTTATCTCTTCCGGAATCGGCCAACAGTCATCATCGCCTTCTTCCTCGGGGATGTAGCTGTCACCACTTATGGTGAATTCACCATTTTTAAGCTTGTTCATCATAATAACTGTTCCGTCGTTACTTTCTTGTATAAGCCGCAGTTCCTCCTCGGTTAATTCCATATGCACACCAAGGCGCATCCATACAGATTTCTTTACAGCACTCATAATGTTCATCCTCAATAAAAATTAAGAGCCGCAGATTTCTCCACGGCTCTAGCTTTAATGATTAGCTCGTATTAACGTTCCATAAAGTCCGTATCTATTAAATCATATTCCACATCATGGTCGTTGGAATTGCCGATAAATATCGAAAACGCCTTATCAAGGTCGGTAAAGTCGCACACTGCAATTTCATTATTTTTGAATGCAGGTGAGCCAACCAGTGCCTCGCACATGCGATCACGAAATTTAGCCATTTCCTCAGGATTTTTGCATTTGATGTTCAAAACGATCATAGTTTCGTACCTCCAAAATATAATTCTGAGACTAACCATCTCATAAAGCACCATGAAAATTTCGCGTCAGATCACATCAGCCTTCTTGAGAATATCCATCAGCTGTGACTTGGTCATCTCTGCATCCACCACCAGATGGATCTTCAGCTTCTGCTCTTTTTCGCTCCAGTTCGCCTGCACCTCACCCAGCTGCACCTCTGTGCCGGGCAACTGCTTTTTCAGTATCTTGTTGATGACCTGCGAGATGATGCGGCGCAGAAAACTCGACCGGATCAGCATAATGTCCTCCATAATGTTCAACCTCCAAAAATAAAAATGAAAAAAGAGAGTTGAGATCGAATCCACACCTCCACAATAAAGTGGCGCTCTACCATTTGAGCTATCTCTTCCATAAGGGAACATGAATTTTTCGCGGTTTGACCAAAAAAGATAAGAGGGCGTGATCTTTCAGATTTCGTCCTCTTCCAGATTGCTCTCTTCGTCTTTTGCATCAACCCAATTGTTCAGCTTGCTCATCTTGTAATACACCCATCCGCAACATGCTAAGCCAATGCTTGCACATGCGGCGCAGTATTTGAAATAAGCCCCATAAGTAATAGGTTTGCTCATAAAGTTCTTAATAGCTTTCATCATAGTAATTTCTCCTTTCAATGTAAGCCCTCTTACCTCCATAAAGGAAGATGTATTTTTCGCGTCCGAGCAAAAAGAAAAGAGCCCACGATTTCTCGTAAGCTCTTCTTCCGGGACAGCCCAGTTAAGTTGTGTATCTCCGGTCTATCAGATATCCGTCTAAAATATCAGTCTTTCGGCCGGAACGCCGAGCACAACAGCCACACCACAATGGTCACAATCGCCATCACGATCGCTGTTATGATCATCTGCCCAACCGTAATCGAATAATTCCAAATTTTCTTAAAAATAGATTCGTTCATATTACATTCTCCTTTTCTTGGGCCTTTGTCCCATAAAGCACGGAGAATTTTTCGCGTTTGGGCAAAAGAAAAGAGCCTACGATTTCTCGTAAGCTCTTTGCCTTATCAAACGATATCTCTATCTCTCTGTTTTACTTTTACGCTTCCAATTGCGCCTACCAGTTTCAACAGCTCAAAATCACGTACCATACCTGCAAAGTCTACCATGTCAACTTCGGCTTCCCAGTTTGATCTCACTCCGTCAGGTCCTCCACAGGAACCAAGCCAATGCATCTTTCGGTCAATTTCCTCCCGATTCATTTTGCTGTTCCGATGGATTACCTCCTTCAGAATGCTTCCACTGTTGCTTCCGCCAACAATAGCCTTTACAACGATCGTCATTTTGTGTCTCAGCATAATAGTTTCTCCTTTCATGTAAACACAGAAATTCTCGTTTCCATAAAGGAGCCTGTTTTTTTCGCGTTACCGTGAAAGAAAAGAGCCTACGATTTCTCGTAAGCTCTTTCGCAAAATATCAAGCCGTTCTCTTTATTTCGACGCTATTCTCATATAGCTCGTGGGGTGCGACATCCTGACCTTCCGGCCATTCGATACCGCTTCCGTCGGGCAATAGTGCCACCCTGTTGAAATATCCATCGTTTTGTAACATGCCATACCAAGAACCGGTAGCATAGGGAGCAACATCGAACAGTCTTACTTCTCCGGTTTCATAGTACAGTCGTAATTTCATCTGAGCAATCGGCTCAACTTTTGTCAGTCTCGGTTGCAGCATCTAAAATCACGCTCCTTACTTCAGGGGATCAATGCGGAAAAACTGTTCACCGTTGCTCAACAGCTTCCAGTTCGCCGCTAGATCGTCTTTATGGATCTCCATCCATGCATCCAAGAGTTTCATCTGACTGCGTGGGATCTTTCCTTCGAGAACAGTTCCGTCCAATGCAACAACAACTTCTTGCCCAGAATACTCGGCATGGATGTGAGGCATATTATGTTTACCACCCATTTCTCGATACATCCGGACAATGATTCCGTAAAACATACATAATACAGGCATCCTAAAACACCTCCCTATCATATTATACCAAATTGGGCTATAAAAATAAAGAGCCTACGATACTTTACACGCGCTCAGATCAAACTCCGGTCAAACACGGTCTCCCAGCGTTCTTTCTTGAGGGGCTTCATGCGCAGTGCCCACATAATCTGCCGTACGGTCACAGTCGGGTATTCGCCCTTTGCGTTTTTCTTCTTGGCATGGCTGTCAAAATACTGCCGGAACCCTTCATGCAGATAGATCTTGTCGGTCAGCCAGGGGTCAATGGCGCTCCAGTAAGTAGCCTTGGTTTTCTCGTTGTAACGCTGCTGGATCACGCACAGGCCTTTCCCCTGTTCCCGGTAGAGCGTACAGACACGATACACCGGATGATTGCATCGGTAAACGCTCCCGTAGTAGCTCGTCCACTCTTTTGGCGGTATGTCGTGATATCTCATAAAAAATAAAGAGAGCCCGCAGCTTTCGCCACGATCCCTCTCGGTTCCTCCTTTACTTTCTGTCCGTAAAGCCTCTCTTGATCTCATGGAGACCATCGTTCATTGCTCTGGAAAGCGGCGCTACACCGCCAGCCTCGCAGATCGACCAGTATACCGTCGTACCAATCGTTCCAAGAAACGTCAGGCAGCTGATGCCAAACTTTGCCCACTCAATGCGCCGTGCCTTGGCAGCCTTCTCCTGATCGTTGATGACCTCCTGGCCCTTCCGCCGTTCCTCATCTTCTTTCAGGTTCTGGTTGCTCTCCTGCTCGTCGCTCTTGAGCTGCATGTCGTACAGCTGCAATGCCATCTTCGCCGTGTTCGTGTACTCGTCCGTACCCGGTTTCAAGTCCTTGAGACTCTCCAGCGATTGCTTTGCCGCTTCCTTCAGCAATTCTTTGTTTTCGTAGTTTTCCATTTTGATTTTCTCCTTTACAAAGTAATTAGAGTTTCCTCCATTAAGCACCATGTTTTTCTCGCGTCAGGTCCAGTTTGTGCACCCGCAGCATGATGTACTTGTCGCCTTCAAAATTCTTCACCTCCTCATCCAGGCTCAGGCTCAGATAGGGCCAGTCGGGGGAATCCTCCTCGCCAATCAACAGCTCGCCCACTTCGTAAATATCACGGTAATGGAACCAGCGGTAGAGCGCCATCCCGAAGAGCAGCCCCAGAACGATGGCAACGAATAACACAGCATAGTAGATGTACAGCATTTTGAAAAATCTCCTTTTAATAATGTAGTGGATAAAACGGTCTTCTGCGTGATGAAAAAAATAAAAGAGCCTACGATTTCTCGTAAGCTCTCTACGCCTTAGATGTCGTTGCGAATCAGAAACAGGTCATTTCTGCTTTGAGTTGCTCTCACAATTCCGTTCGCACGAAGCAACGCGATCGCGTTGGCATAAGCCGAACGTGCATTCCTAGCATTCTTATACTCGTCTGTATTCACGTACATAACTTTCTGATTGCTTTCGATAAACACGCGGACCTTGTCCATTGCGTTCACATAGCCTCTGTCGTAATTTGTTTTTACTCGGTAGCTCATAATTTCAATCTCCTTTATTCATATTCGGAAGACATCCTTCCATAAAGCACAGGGAAATTTTCGCGTTGTTTCGTTACACGCTATTCTAAAATAGAAAAAGAAAAGAGCGCATGTTTCCATACGCCCGTTTTCCGGTCAGAATCCATCAGCGGATACCACACCGAACATTGTTCAGCATGAGGAGTTCTTCGCCCTCATTCCAGCCTGCATACTTGTCGTTATACGACTCGTTAAATGCGGCCATAATAGAGTTCATCATTTCCTCAAAGCCCTTCACAATATTCTCCAGCATAGTAAATACCTCCTAAAATTGTTTATTTCTTTCCATAATAGAAGGCGAATTTTTCGCGTCTACGTAAAAAATAAGAGCCTGTGATTTCTCACAAGCTCCATTTTGATCAGTGTTTCTTCTTTGTTCTGCTTTTCACCTCGTTTGTCTTTGCTCCGATCAGCTTTGCCAGCCTGACCAGAATCACAACGATCAAAATCCAGATAATCAAGTTAAACATATCAACATACCACCTTTCATAAAGGCAGCTGTATTTTTCGCGTCATGCACGCTCCCGGCTGAGGATCCAGAAGAATTTGCGATAGAGGTTATAGTACATCTCCGATCCGCAAGGGCAGCCCCTGGCCCGAAGATTATTATAGGAGAACCCTTCTGTCACACCCTTCAATAGGTATGATCCAACCGCTGGCTCTTTTAACTCGGCAATACAACTGTCAATCAGTTCAATGCGCTGCGAATAGTATGCTCGTACAATGGCACAGCGTTCGGTCGGGTTAGAAGGGATGTTTCCTCTTACGATGCCGCCAATGTCATCTCCATGCGCTTCCCAACCGCTCGCCAGTGCAATATTCTTTTTCCACTCAGGGTATTGGAAGCAAAAATGTTTCAATTCGTAGTATCGATGCCGAGATAAATGATACGGGTTCTTCTCGGAAAGTTCTGGTTTCTCGTGTCGCATCACTTTCCCTCCCATACATAACCGGTCTGTGCGTATAGGAGCTTGGGCGAAATATAGTAACTTATTCTCCCGTATTTTGAATCCATCTGTTTGATATCAGTTATCTTCTCCCCATTCCTCGTAGCTTCACCAATTGGGAGCCATCCCGCAATGATTCCTGCTCTTACCCACGATGGATCTCTTCCATACACTTTTGCGGCCACTCGTACCGGGACACTTCCGGCTCCAAATACAGTCTGTTCCATTTCGTTTAACTCCTTTTTGATTTTTTACCAAGCTCATTTCCACATCTTGGTACTAAAAGGATGTTACTGGAAGAAACGGGAGTCTGCGTCATGCTTTTAATTTTTTCATGTATGAACCATTGACAGCCAGCAGAATATCGTTTAACCTAGAATAGCTTTCCAAATAGAAAAAGCCCGGTTTTCCGAGCTTTTTGTGCAATATTCTGTTCAATGTACGAAATATAGCACATCCATCATGCTATACTGAGAAAAAAGAAAGGATGCGATAATAATGTTAATCACCTGCCCAGAGTGCAATCTTCAGGCCAGCGATAAAGCCATCTCCTGCCCTCACTGCGGTTATCCTCTTCGTGCGGAACCCTCCCAAACTGTCGTTGCCCCCAAAACCAGAAAACATAATCGCCGTAGACGCTTACCAAACGGATTCGGCCAAATTACAGAGATCAAGAATGGTAACTTACGGAAACCCTTTCGCGTAATGGTAACCGTTGGAAAGAACGAAGAAGGCCGTCCTATCTGTAAGCCATTAAGACCGCAAGCCTATTTTGCTACCTACAACGAAGCCTATCAAGCTTTGCTGGATTTTCGTCGTAATCCGTTTGATCTTGGCAGCTCTACAACCCTCAAAGACTTGTACGAGAGGTGGTATAAAACCCGCATAGGCAAGGTCAGTCGTTTCACTCTCGCTCGGTATCGCACATCGTGGGATTATTCCTCGTCCATCCAGAATAAGCGAGTTTGTGAAATCAGAATTTCTGATTTGCGGAACTGTATCGAAAACGGTGTCATTCTGTATGCCGGTAAAGAGCGCCACCCTGAAAATAATGCTAAAGATTCAATTAAAGCACTTTACAATAACCTGTTTGATTATGCCGTTGCCTGCGGAATCATCGATAAAAACCCAGCCAGACAATTTACGATTGATTCTGGATATGTCCGAAAGCCAAATAGTCATATCCCATATTCAGATGAAGAAATCGAAATTCTGTGGAATAGTCTTGATAAGAGTCCTGTTGTTGATATGATTCTGATTCAGTGCTATTCCGGATGGCGGCCTGGCGAACTATGTGACCTTCTGGTTGCTAACGTAGACCTTGAGCATAGGACCTTCACTGGCGGTAAGAAAACAAAAGCGGGAACAAACCGGACGGTTCCGATTCATTCCCGCATTTATGATCTTATTCAGGCCCGTTACGAAAAAGCCCTCAAAATCAATTCGCCATATTTATTTAATCATATGTCTAAAGGTAAAAATGCCCATACCAACTACGCTTCGTTCGAGGCCAGACTCCTTGTCACTGTTAAAGAACTCAACCTAAATCCTGCACATACTGGACACGACGGACGTGTACATTTTGTTACATCCGCAAAGAAAGCTGAAGTTGACGAGTACGCTTTGAAACGCATAATCGGGCACTATATTTCCGACCTCACCGAACGTGTCTATACAGCTCGCAGTACCGACTGGCTACAAAAAGAAATCCAAAAAATCCCTTAATGGCTGTCGATTCATGTATGATCAGTGTACGAATCGCTCAATTTCAGGGCATTTTCTTTGCACTTTTGAAGCCTTCGTTGAGCTTAATTTAGCGTATCAACGTTCATCTGCATCCAATTCTCAGATAGAAATCGTGTTTGCAACGTCAATAAGCACGGGGTCAAGCGTCTTAGTCATCTCAAGCGCCTCATCCACGGGGTAATCCACAAGGTGCTCACCCTTCATAC